CATTCATTGAGATTGGGATTATCAATATCTCCTGAGTGTTTTTATTTTCATACAAGAAGAATCCTTCTTTTGCATTCTTTAATTTCATATATGTAAGTAGCTGAAGCATATGATTGGCTGATGACTTCATTTCTGACTGGCGTGTATCCCATACCTCTTGCTTTGCCGTTTTAATTTCACCAATAACCGTTTCGCCATCGTATTCCATAATAAGGTCTATGAAACCCCTAATGGGTGGATACTCATTAATAATTTCTTCTTCTTCTGATCTCCACTCTGGCATTGTAGCAATAAGCTTTTGAAGTCTTTCGTGAGCTTGAGTTCCTTGAGCCATGTTTGCTACCGCAACAGCATCGTTGTTATCAATAAATACTGCTCCGCTAAATGCCATATACCAATATCGTGGGCAATTTCCGTGACCATATCCTAATGAGCTTGGGCTGAATGACTTCTTGGTCATTTCTCCATCGGCACGTTTTGTATTTCTGTATGCCTCATCAAGCAAGGTAGCAAACTTTTCTGGGTCAAAAAACTTTCCAGTATGTTTCTTAAACTTGAGGTTCTTTACAATATCTCTAGCCATCTATGAGTTGTACCTAACGACATACTTAAGTGCATCTACAAGTTTGTCTATGGACTCCTTTACTGAATAGTAAACGTTCTTTTTATTATTATTTACAGTTCCCGCTTTATCCTTAGCAATAGTCGAATACACAGAAGACATTACCGCAAACTTAGTAGACATTGCCTGTAACTCCATAATAAGCATAGGGGCTTTTGCTGAGGGAACATCTGGATTCATTAGTAACTTTACAACTATAGCCAAAGCTTTATCTAAATGCTCATCATTCATAAACTCATGAAGATCATTAAACTCTGTTATATCACTAATTAACTCTAAAGTATTTTTAGACTCTGTCTTAGTTTCCATTATTATTCTCCTCCCAAAACTGTATTAGTTCTTCCAATACAGACCATTCAATAATTCCAAGCCTAACTTTAGAGTCAGATCCAATTATAATTTTAAGCGCTGGGTGCATATCTCTATTTACCTTAAAAGTATCAGTACAAACCTTTGCCCAGTTATCTTTGTTTAAAGTAAAAGATTTACCAGCCTCTTTATAATCAACAAGGAATTGCTTCCATTGGGCATCGCCCTTTTGATAGTCTCCCCTGCCACTATTTTTTTGAGCCTTAGCGCCGTCTCGTTTTACTTCAGATCTTTCTGACATTACCCAAACCTATGTCTTGTTTCATGTCCATCCTTACAAGTCCAGTACATTTCAAGATTTGTGTCATCAACTAAATATGAATCCACATATAAATCACACTTAGAACAAGGCCTCATGCCATCTATCACCCTTGTATTATCTGGTATCTCTTTTTTACCGATAAAATCCTTGCCGTCAAAAATGTCCTTAAGATTTGGCATCTATGTCCTCAATTAAAGATTCAACTACGTCTGGGTTGTCACGTAGGTAAGCAACGGCTTTTGCACGTCCTTGAAGGCGTTCTCCATTTACAGTATACCAAGCGCCTCCCTTTTCAACAGCACCAACCATTTCTGCAACATCAAGAGTTTCTCCTACCAAATCTACTCCGAGTGATTCTCCTTGATAATAGAAGTCGTACTGTCCTGAAAGATTAGGGGGGCCGAGCTTGTTGTAATCAATAATCCAATTGACTGGCCTGCCAACTCTTTGTTCAATGATCTTGTCACCAACTTTAATGCCCGCTTTAATTGCATTTGCTTCAGCTTCAGAAGACCAAAGCTTAATGACTGTTGAAGAAAAGAACTTGACTGCCATTCCCCCTGTTGGGATATGGGAAGCATGCATAGATCCAAATTGATTTCTTTGCTGTGAGATGAGTACCAGTAGTGTGTTTTTGTTTGCATAATTTAACATTTTGACTGCATGAGTCATATCCTTTGCTTCTGCTCCGATTTGCTTAGTGTCTTGCAAATCTTTCATTTCATTACCATCTTTTTCAAAATAAATAGCTGGAAGCAATGCTGAGATTGAGTCTACAACAATTATATCTACTCCTGCATCCATTAACTTTGTTGCCACGTCAACCATATCGTTAACGGTTTTTGCTGGAGAATAGATAAGGGAAGATGAATCTACTCCTAGCATTTCTGCCCAAGACTGATCGTATGAAGCCTCAGCATCAATCCAAGCACAAGTCTTCCCTTCTTTTTGTGCGAGAGCAATCATCTGTAAACAAAACGAAGATTTTCCTGCAGACTTATTTCCCCAAACAAGAACTTGTCTTCCGTATCCAAGCCCACCCTTTAAAGCCATGTTAAGGCCAATGCTGGGTGTTTTTTGCTTTTCAACTTTTACATCTTGTGCGGCCTTTACTCTTGCCCTTGTTTTAGGATCTAGTGATGCTAGAATATCATCTATTGCTATAGTCATTATTTCTCTCTCTTTTATACAATTATATCATTAAAATAAATTGCCGTGAAGTGCTGGACGAACTTTATTTTTTTCTATTTTATTAAATAAAACTTCATCTAAACTGTGCTCTACAAATCCTGCATTACGCATAGAAGCATATAGATCAAGAGTTCTAATTAAAATATCAGACATCTCTTCTACAATATCTTCAGATCCTTTATTTTTTCTAATTGCTTCTAAAACCTCTGTAACTTCTGAATGAATTAAAGCTAACTTGTTTCCAAATACATCAAAATTCTTTGGGGAACTCCAAAATCCTTTTTCTATTGCATTCTCGTGTAGTATTGCTGAAAGAGCATCTAGTCCGTAGTCCGTTACTAGACTAACTTCATTAACGCTTGAATTATTTAAAGAATTACTGTTGATCTGATTCAGCATCTTTATCCTTTAACTTAAATATAAAAGTTTGAGCATCTGCATCATAATCTACTTGTAGCTCTTTATCTTCGTTAGTTGCTGCTACAAATGATTCTGTTGGTATTGCAATACTTCCAATAGATTCTAAAATAGAAACTAAAATTTTAGACACATTCATGTCTGCAAATACGTCTTTTGGATTTTCTTCTGTCATTTTATTTCCTTTACCATCATTGTTCCATCGTCCAGTGTAGACAATGTAACTTTACACTTCATTCCTTCTCTCATTTTTGCTAAAGACATTTTATACATTGTTGGGAAAGCAATTGCTCTAGTTAGCTCTTTATTTTTATTTGTTAAAATAAGGTGACTCATCATCTTTCCAGCTTTTGTTTTATAAGGAGTAAACTTTAATACTATATACTCATCATCAGCAATATCAAAAGAAGATCTATAAAGATATTTTACAAGAGCGTTATCCGAAGACTCATCGATATCCTTTACTGAAACAAAGCTAGCAATTCTATTGTCGCCAACAATCATAAAATACATTTGCCCAACTTCAATTTTTGTGTCTTCGCTATCAAATAGCCCTATAGATCCAGTCTCGTCTACTAACTCAACTCTAGACCATCCAGTTCCTCGCTTAATAGACTTAACCATTCCAAACATAATGAATGAGCCTAGATCATCAAACTCTTCAATTGGTTTAGCCTGTGCTTTAATCTTAGGTGGTATGCCATACAAATTAAACGTTGGTATACCAAGATACTCGTAGTAGTTATCTTTTTCGCTGCCAGTTCTTTGGTTATCACCAAATGCTGCGGCTCCAATTGCGTTTAAAGAAGCAACGGCACGACTGTTAATTCCGCTACCCTTTTTAGAAGACTTAGTAATAAAATCAGAATAACTTGGGTATGGTCTTAGATCAATAATTTTATTTGCAATGTTGTCAGAAATATATTTTACTTCAGCAAGACCAAATCTAATTGCGTTGTCCTGTAAAGAAAAATATAATCCAGACTCATTGATGTGCGGCAACAAAACCTTTAGACCTAGTCGCTTGGACTCAATTAGATACTCTGTTCTGGCGTCCTTGTCATTTTCGTTTTTAAGAATCGAGAACATGAATTCCAGAGGATAATAAGTTTTGAGCCAAGCAGTATAATAAGAAAGCATAGAGTAAGCAACAGCATGGGAACGATTAAAGGAATAGCCAGCATGAGCCTCAAAAGTATGCCAGAGCGTTTCGGCTTGCTTCTTAGTAATGTGCTTTGAAGCCCCATTAATAAAGCTATCTTTGAATTGGTCGAACTCTTTTGCATCCTTTTTCTTTCCAATAATCTTGCGGACCTTATCAGCCTCTGACCAAGTCATTCCTCCCAAGTGTACACATGCCTGCATAACTTGCTCTTGATATATAATAACACCATATGTATTCTCGGTAAAAGGCTGCATGATTGGATGTGTATAAGTTACGGCCTGATCCCCATGCTTTCTTTTAATATAAGAGTCTCCAACAGTTTTCATAGCTCCTGGGCGTACCAATGCGTTTGATGCAGCTAAATCTTCAAATTTATCTACACCCATCTTAATCAAAAGGTTTGTATACGGAGTTGCTTCGGCTTGGAATACGCCTTTTGTATATCCTTCATTTAACATTTTATATACTTTAGGGTCATCCAAAGAAAGAGATGACAAATCTATTACATCGCCGCTTCTTTCTTTTATAGATTTTAATGTATCAGAGATTACAGATAAAGTCTTAAGTCCCAGCGCATCTAGTTTAATAAGACCTATATCTGCAACCGTATCCATATCGTATGCGACGACAGGAATTCTTCCTGATACCTTATCTTGTGAATCTTCACGAGATTCAACTGGAGCAAACTTTCTCAAATCATCCTTTGCTACAACAACACCAGCAGCATGAACTCCAACAGATCTAATTCTTCCCCTAAGCCTATCTGCAAGCCATACAACTTCTGGATACTTTGATCTAAATTCTTTAGTGTTTGGTGAGTCCATAAAATCTTCAAATGTATCAATTGGCTTTAGCGCTCTATTAACTTCTTGCAATGGAACCATAAATACACGGGCAGCATCTCTAATCACACCCTTGTCTTTAAAGTACGTGTAAGTTGAAATAGAAGCTACGTGCTTAAACTTTTTCTTTAAATAATCTTTAACTTCTTTTCTTCTGCGGTCCTCAAAGTCAGTATCAATATCTGGAAAGTCATTTCGTTCTGGATTGATAAAACGAAAGAAAAGCAAATCGTATTTGATTGGATCTACGTCAGTTATTCCTAGGACATAGCACACAAGAGAACCTGCTGCTGATCCACGACCTGGACCAACCCTAATGTCATTTTCTTTTGCCCAACCAATCATGTCTCCAACAACTAGAAAATAGCTTGCAAAATTTTTAGAAGCAATAACATCAAGTTCTTCTTGAAGCCTTGCAGCATAAATTGGATCAGAATCTTTTTTAATCCTCTTCAATCCATCTAACGCAAGGCCTTTTAGTTTCTCATCTGCATCTGTTTTTGGAACTGGAAGCAAGTCTAACCCTTGGTAGAAATCGTAATCTTCAATTTTGTTTTGAATTTCCATAGTGTTTTCGTAAATGTCTGTACGTGTTACGCCAGCCTTATTAAAATCTGATTCTATTTCAGATCGACTTTGAATAAATAAATTCATGTCTTGAAAAGATATTCTACGATCTGGGTATAGGTAGTTAAATCTTTCTAACATGTCTGTCATGTTTCTAGACATATCAAAATCTGAATCTTTGTCTGCCTTTGGAGAAGTTGATAGTATTAGCAATGCTTCTTCTAATATTCTATCTTCTTCTTTAGCGAAGTGAGCATCTCCTGTTGCCACCGACTTGATTCCAAGCTTGTCTGCTAATTCTAGAAGGGCAGAGTTGATCTCCACAGGGTTATGTGATTGCACTTCCACGTAAAAATCTTGTCCGAAAGTTTGTTTAAAGTCTTTGAGAAGAAGTTCTGCTTCCTCCATGTTACCTTTATCGATAGCCTTACTAATGAGTCCATTAAGACATCCGCTGAGAACGATAACACCTTCGCTATAATCATTTAAAATCTCCCTATCAATACGTGGCTTATGATAAAAGCCCTCGTTCCAAGCCAGTTCTTGCAACGTATTTATATTTTCTAAACCCTTTTGATTTTTTGCAAGCAAAATAATGTGGTTGTACGCCTGAATAGACTTGTCTGTTTTTGAAGACCTATCAAATCTGTCTGTTGGTGATATGTATGCCTCTACGCCGAGTATTGGTTTAATGCCTAGTTCTTTTGCTGCAATTTGCATTTCACGGTGAGAAGACAATGTTCCATGATCTGTTATAGCAATTGCAGTTTGTCCGTTATCTAAAGCTGCCTGACATAACTCTTTAGGAGAATTTAGTCCATCCATTAAAGAATAGTATGAATGAACATGCAAGTGTGTAAAACTCATTAGTATCCGCCCATGCATTCATTTCTTGTATGATAAAGTCTAATCTTATTCATAATTTTTTTATTTGGTGCGTAAAGATCTTCACCGCAACACGCTGTTTTTAAGTACCACTCTTTAGCAAAAAAGTCGTATATCATTCCTTTATAGTTGGCATATTTTTTAGCTACAAATGTCTGAAAAGGATCTGGTATTTCGTATGTAGTCATGATGCCATTCTACTAAATAACATAGGGGCAGTCAATAGACTGCCCCTATGTATATTAAATTACCAATCCATATTGCTTGTTGTAGCTGGTGACTCTTCTCCAGAATTTGATGACTCTCCTGCAAAGAAAGCCTCTTGTTCTGTATATGGCAAATCACGAACTGCAGTTGTCTCTAGATCATAAAGCTCTAAAGAAGTACCATCAAATGGTGTTTCATCCTTAGCTAAAGGAATAATAGTGTAGCTTGTATCTGTTTTTGTTCCAGTGCGCTTAATGCGCCACATAAGATTTGTAATGGATCCCATTTCTCCAGCGTACTCAATTAGAGTTGGGGTGATTGTTTTTCCACTTGAACCTTGAGAAAGAATACCAACATATGGCTCTTCCTTGCCGTCATCAATTAAAGCATTAATGTAAAGTCGTGAACGACCCTTCCATCCCGCCTTGTAATCCTTGCGGTGCTGTTCGCAACCGTAGCACTTTCCTTGATCTTCCATAGAGCATAGCCCTTTACGGCGATAGTCTTTTGGATTTGTATGCTCTACAGCAATAAAGCCGAGACCATTTTTTTCGTTATACGTAGGTGAATCTGGATCTAGTTCTTGCAAAAAGCGAACCTTTACGCTTTCAGAATCCTCTAACTTTACCCAGCGAGCCTTCACTCCATCTCCGCTTGAGTGATGCGGTGTATCCATGACCTGGTTTAGGCCCTTTAGTCCTTTAACAATACCCATTGTATCTCCTTAGTTTGTAGTGACAGTATAAATCTGCCGTTTATTTTTACTCTTCGTTCTTCCAAGATTGGTACTCAATATTGGAAACTGCATTGTTTATGCATAGCTTAATTTCCTCATCGGTCATATCGCCTGCATCTTTTGCACTGTGTGGATATATCTTACCATATTCATGCGATGCCCACAAGGTGTCTTTGTTACGTAATCTACTTACTATTGATGATCCTAGGCTCCTGCCAGCCTCATCTGAATCAGTCATAATTATAATTTTATTAAAATATCTATTTAATAGGTTTAAATTTTCTTGTGACATATGACCGCCAAGCGTAGCCACGACATTAGGAAATCCAGCTTGATGCACACGGATTGCATCGAAGCTAGACTCCACAATAATTACATTACTGCCAATTCTTTTAGCCTTATGTATATTAAATAAAGTCTTGCTCTTTGGCAAGTTGGTGCTATTCTTAAACTTTTTATCCGATATAGATCTACCAACAATCCCAACTAGAAGTCCGTCTGGACTATGTACTGGAACAGTAACCATATTTTGTTTAGCGGAATATCCTAGCATAAAATGATTAATTGATTCAGAGTTGATTCCTCTTGAAGCAAAATAATCTTGGGCTTCTGTGGACGACAATAAGTCGTTGTGAAGACTCTTTAGTAAATTTTCTGGGAACTCTATAAAGTCAGGCTTATCTTCAAGAAGGTCATTAAGTTCATCCTCAAATGAATCTTCGACTGTTTTACCATGAGACATAATTAATCTTAAAGACTGAAAGTCATTAATGTGCATTACTCTTTTTACTAAATCATTTAGTGATCCAGATTCGCTACAAGAAGGATTAAAACATATCCAAGCACCAGAGCCTTCATTAATACTACAACTTGGTGTGTGCGTGTTATTATGAAATGGGCAGAAGAAAGCTATTTGATCTCCAACCTCAGTTGAAAGATTAAGCCCAATAGATTTTACTATAGACTTTATCTGACCCGCTGAGTATGTCGTGGAATCAATTTGCCCTGTGATATTCCCTCTACCTCGCATGCCTTCTTCTTTCCTACATATATACCATGGAGAGTCATTAAGAACTTCCATGTTTCACCAGTGAATTCTACCGAAAACGCTGAGTCTATGTCAAGTACCCTAACGTAACCCCTTGACCTCATGTCGTGAGTTAATAAAGTTTCGTACTGTGGCCTAAGACTAATTAGCTGAGAATTGTCGTAAAACTCAACTTCTATTTGAAATCTTTTAATTCTTTTGTGCGTCATCCTGGAATGGATTTTCGTATATCTCCTTGATGATACCTTTATTGATATCCCAGTCTAGGAACATATTAAATTCTTGGCCGTGTCTATTCTTTCTGCTGACTACCTCAATCATATTTGTATTTGTATATTTATGAATTGCAATGGCCATATCAGCATCATATTCAATAGCCTTTGACCATGCTACCTGAGATAGCATTGGAGGGTTGTCTTGATCTGATATATCGTCCATTGTTGCAGCAGTAATATCAATTACAGGTATTCCATTATTCATAGCAAGCATTTTAAACTCACGAGAAATATTCATGTTACGTTCAGTTGCTCCACCGCTTTTTTTGGTATCTGAAAATAGCTGATGGTAATCTAGAATTACAAGGTCTGGCTTATGCTGATCTATCTTAGACTGAACAGTGTTAGCATTAACTTCGCCCATTCCTTCATTAGATACTAGGATAAAGCCATTCTTATTCTCAAATTTCTTATTACCCCAAGATCTAAGATTATCTACATTGACATCTCCCCTTGCAAAATCACTAGCACGGAATAAGCCTGAGCCCATCATAGTATAAATACGGTTACGCATATCCTCTGGAGACATCTCAAGGGATATAATCATAGGCTTAAAACCCTGTTCCCAGGCCTTACAGGCTAGATAAGAGGTGAACCATGTCTTACCCCTACCTGGCCAGCCAATAGCGACTATAAGGTGCCCTGGAGCCATTCCTGTAGGGTAAGCCTTGTCTATGGCTTCAAAGCCAGTTAGGATCCCTGGGCTTCCGCCCATGGCGGCTGAGCGTTCCTTTACTGATAAAAAGTGCCTTTCAGCAGCATCAATATCGGTAATATCTACGTCTCTAATATTCCCAGTAAACCTTGATAGAGTGGCAAGCTTGGCTTGCATATCACTAATTACTCTTGAGGCTGCATCTTCTTTTAATGCGGAACCACTCTGTAAAATAATATTTTTTAATCTGGCTGTTAGGTATTCATTCTTTAATTTATCTAAATAATATCCAGTCTCAGCTTTTGTTTCTGCTGGATCAAAGTCTTTAAATCTTTCCATGAGTACGCCAACCTCTGGAACGGCTTTAAACTTATAGTAATATGATTTCAAGGCATCCCATATGTCTTTGTGTGACGTGAACAGGTCGTCAACATTATCTGCTAACAATGTGCTGATATCTTTATTCTTACATACTGAAGAAATTAACTCTGACTCTGTATTCACTGATCTCCGCCCTCTACCAATTTCTTGGTCTTCTCAAGTAAAACAATTCTATTTTGTTTATCTTTTTCCATCTGTTGCTTTAGATCATCTATCTTGTCAAAGTTATAAAAAAAGAAAGACAGTGGGTGTCCAGACTTTGATGTTGAGAAGTAGTATATCAGAAGAGATTTTGCTCTGTCAAAGCCAACGCTATCAATAACATCTTGCATTGCCCACTTCTCACGAAATTTATTTATTCGAGGAATTTTATTATACTTATCCTTGTATAGAGAATCGTATAAGCTCAAAAGAATATAAGGCTCTTTATTATTTGCCACGCTTAAGCTCTTCTTCTACCTCTTGTGTTTTTTCAACAAGCTTTTTTTCAACAAATGCATATACACGTTCCGTTGCTAAGTCTACTGTTTCTCCCTGTCGAACATCATCTTCAATTCCGACTCCTATTTTAATGCTTTCATAGTTACCAAGGTTTCTAGTAAATGACAAGTCTACCTTTACTCTCGTTGTCATTTGTGCTCCTTCTTTATGTGGTTAGATAATGTTATGTGTGCAAAATCAGATCTTACTTCAAGCTCTTTATTACATGTAGGGCATACAACTATTCGGCTACTTGCCATCCTTATCACCTTTGGCTTTAACAATTAGCACTGGCCCATTCAATGAATTCCAGTAGGCAACTTCTGCTTCTCTTTTGCGCTTCTTAGAAGCGCCAGTCTCCAGTGTATATTTCGCCATCTCAGCCATTACTCCGCCTTCCATATAGGGATAAAGTTTCCTTCATCGTTCTTAGTATACAATATGAAGTTGTTTTTGAAAAGACCCAATAATTCTGCCCTTGATATTATTTCTGCTGAGTGCCCTGAGTCTAATATATGTTGGTGCACGTCTAATATGTGTTTCTGACTAAACATATACTTAGACCACTTTGTACTATCTGGCTCAGATATAGGATATATCTTTGGAGGAGTTGCCACCTTACCCTCAAGTATATAATCTTGTATGGTAACCCTATGCTTGTTAAGCATTGCAGAAACCTCAACAATAGTATAAGCATTCTCCATATGTTTTTTTACTTGCGAATAAGAATACATGACACGCTTCCTGTCTGGATAGCACCATGCAACCATTTCGTCTTTTGATCTAGATGATCTTAAGACTTTATGTACTTTATCGTTTAAGAAGAAATACCGTAGTTTTTTTGATTTAACATCTCTTTTTGATCTAGCCATCGTCCGAAAGCACTCGTTTCTTTATTTATCATCCATCTTTTCCCACACATACTACAAAACAATTCTGCGTGTAGCTTCTGAGAAAATACCCTATCTACAAAAACTCTTCCTTTACATTTAGCGCACCACATTATAGACTGAACATCTTTCCATCAACCATGCATGTATAGTTTGGAGATACGTGAATCATTTGAACATGTGGATACTTTCCATTTTCAATATGAGCAATAGCAAACCCCTTTTGCCAATCGTGATGCTGGGTATACTTCATACCTGGTCCCTTTTCATCACACATGTGACCAATCTCATATCCCCTTAATGTTTCACCCTTGCCATTGTTTCTAAGTTCATAGGTAACCATATGAGAAGCAATTCTGTGAGAGTGTCCTCTAATTAAAGACACCTGCATATCTTCCATATCTTTTCTTACTGCTCCAGTTGCAGAGATTGACATACCGTGATGTACGTGAATATCTCCAAAGCGTTTCTTGGGAAGGCTGTCATAATAAATATAGTCATACCCCAATGAGTCTAAACTCCACAAAGCTTCTGGGGTTACGTGCTTTGCATACTCTGGAATCTTTTTATCTAGATAATCAAATATTCTTATATCGTGATTTCCTAGAGCAGAAAACAGTTGAGCCTTCGGAAGCATTTTCCTTGTCCTAGCATAAAATTCTCTAGCACCGCTTGCTTCAATTTTCATATCTTTTAACATTAACTCTAGGTCATTAGTTACATCATCGTTCTTGTATGCCTTTAAAAATTCTGTTGGTTTACCATCAGTATATTTGCTGTAGCATGCCTGATCATCCGTATCGCCAAGGTAGTCAACAACATCTGGCTTAAACCACTTCATAACCTTAAACCAAAGCTCAATCATCTTATCGTCTTGGTACGGGAACTGCTGGTCCGAAGACAGCATCCATTTTAAATCGTTACTCATTATCTACCTTTACGCAAAAAAAGTCACGGGTACGTGACTTAGATGTTACAATAATTGTAACATATTGGTTAAGCTTGTCAATAGGTTAAGCTAGTGTTCCTGTGGCAAACATATCAAACGTTACTGATGCCGATGCGGCTCCATGTCCAGATCTAACTACAAAAGACATGCTCACTGTATCTACGCTGGTAACAATTATATGCATTCTAGACTGAGCCTCAGTTAAAGATGTTCCCCTTGCTTGAACCCAACATGCTGGAGTTTGGGTAAATGTTTTACCAAAAGTCCATTTATATTTTCCAGAAGGAGTGTTTGATGGGTTAATGGTTAAAACTTTTTCTTTTGTTATAGTGGTACCAGAAACTTTAGTTTCAACAGTATCTGTTTTATTAACAATATTAATTGCAGAAGAGTTTGTTCCTTTTGCAATTAGCTGAATATTTGCAACCATTGTTTTTAATAAATCTGCGGTAACAGGATCTCCATCCTGAATAAGCATATCTTTAATAGGTACTGCGTCGCCCATATTATTCTCCTACTTCTGCCTTTGCAGGTTCTTCTTGTGTGATCTGCGTAATTTCTGCACGTAGTATAGCAATGTGAGTCTCATACTGTGAGACAATCTCGCCAATTCTTTGCTGCAATGCTTGTATTACTAGTTCTGCTTTGTCCATTATATCTCCTTGATAGATTTACAGTATACCATTATGGGGTATTGGTGTCTAGGCCATGCAAATGAATATAAGATTCAGTTGTCATTTCTTGTTCTGTTATGCCCTTATGTCTTGCAAACTGCTCTTTTAAAGCCGCTCCACAATCTGGACAAATGGCATATGCCCAATTGTCATCTATTCTTGCCGCATACATTTCTTTATCATCTATGCATATTGAGCACCAAAATTTAAACATTATTTACTCTCCAGCTCTAGTATCTTTGCTTCCATTTGTTCTATTTTTAATTTCATGTCCCTAACTATAGGGATAAGCAAGAATGCATATTTTTGTTCATTTCTAAATGATGATGGCAGACCATCAAGATTTCTTTCAACAAAAAATCCCAGACCAGCATCTTCCATGTCTTCAACAACGGGGCCAAAGTTATGAGTTCCCCACATTTCATCTGGAATATCGTCTATATTATTTTTGTATGTATAAAAATTAATAGGAACGTCTAAAATTCTTTCATAGTATGCTTTTGGCATTTCTATTATATTTTCTTTAAATCTTCTTGAGGAATCAGCTACGAAACCGCTTCCCATGTGTCTAAATCCTACTGCTCTACAAATATTTCTAATTTCTGCTGCGTAGTCTGTTTGTGAGCTATCAACTGTAATTCTATTTACGTTATCTGCAGTATTAACTCTAAAAGATTGTCCTGCAGTGCCATAAGGATTACCAATTCTTAACCCATAATCTGATCCAGAAATCCAACCCATTAATAATTTATTTCCAAAAATAATTCTAGGAAGCTTTGATGTACTTGCAGTTAGATCTGCATTGGACAAATCAAATCCTCCTACCTGTCCAGATGTAGAAAATATCTGACCAGTTAGGGAAAGTGCTCCATTTGTAGATAAGCTAAATGTGTTTGCTGAACCTGAATAGGCCTTTATGCCAGTGTTATCTATAAATAAACCATTTGTAGTATTTCCAACAACTTTTAGTGTACTTAATTCAATTGAGCCTGTTACTATCTTTGAGCCCTCAATTTTTGTAGTATTGTTATTAATTGCACTTGCTACTTCTGTTGCAGCAACTTTTAGGGCTAAAGCGTTTTCAGCGTTTTGCGCTCTGCTTTGTAATAGGGTTATATCACTTCCTGCAGCTACTGCTTTATCGTAAGCTGACTGCAGTCTAGTTGATAGATTAACTCCTCCAACTGTTGCATTAGCACCTACAGTTCCCTGGAAAGTTCCTGTAGATGAGAGAGCGTTGGCAGCATTGGATACAACGGTTGACGCTGTAGTTCCACCAATTGTTACTGTTCCAGATATAGAGGTAGTGCCATCAATTACTGCACCTGATGCGTACATTTTTCCACTAGAATCAACTTTGAACGCAGCATTAGAAGAAGATTGTGAACCTACCCATATTCTGAATGTATCGGTTGCACTCAATCTAACTATTGAATTTAATGTACCAGTAGTGTCTCCAAGCGTAAGAGTTCCGTTGCTTTCAAGTTTTGTATTGGTGCTGTAGATTGATCCAGTAGTTTGTGCTGTTCCATCTATTGTCCATCCGCCAATATAACCTTTACGAGCATCAACTTTTCCATCTACTTGGCTTATAGATATAGTTTGATTATTACTTGCGTCATATGCAAATAGACCACTGCTATTAAGCCTTACTCTTGCACCAGTAGATGGAGAAGCTCCAGCATACAATGAGCCACCACTTAACTGAACATCTCCGCTGAATGATCCTCCAGTAGCATTAATTTTACCCGTAGTGTAAAGATCTGATCCGTCCCAAAATAAAAACGCAGATGGGCTACCAACCCTAAACTGCCCAGTGTTAAGCCAATAGTTGTGACCAAAGTTTGTTGTAGATTTATTAAGAATAATTCCACTATATGTTCCAGCAGTTTGTGATGGAGTAATGGTTGTAGAAGTATTTATTGATTGCGATATGCCAGTTCCTATTTTAAACAGATCAGCAGTCTTACCGCCAATTGATAGTATGGAGCGAAGCTGGGCAAAAGCATCTGCTGGAGCATTTGCATCTACAATTGGTCCAACTGTTCCAGACTGTGCGCCAACCCATGTCAATGCATTATAAGGACTCTTTGCAGTTACCTGCCAATAATACAAGGTGTTTGGTATCAATCCAGTTATATCAAAAGTTGTTGTGGCCTTGCCGTCAACCTGTCCGTATTCCCATAAAGGGTTTGGCGTTGTTGCTGGATTTTGAGTTGTCCATCTTAATACGTAACCAGAAGTATTTGTATCTGCGTTTGCAGACCAAGATGCTGTTAACTTTCCGCTAAACCCGCTCTTATCATTTTGATCTATAGACCCAGTTACTGAAACAGAAGATGGAGCTGATGGTGGGGTTGAGGTGTCTGGGTCTGCATTCTGTGGGGTTACTGGCCCAGCAATTGTTGATGACCTGTTGACATCCAGCCATTTATCTCTTGTTACAACTTTTACCCACCTAGGAGCAAAGTTGGAAGTGTTAACAAATAAACTATTTGATGTTCCCACCCAAACAATATATTCTTCTCCTCCAAAAACACCAGTAAGGCTTTCATAAACAATAATGTCTTCATGCTCACTTAAAGGAGCTGTGTCAAATTTTACTCCATATCCTTTTATTCCTGTAGTTAAAACCAAATTAGTTACTGGTAGGGTGTTGTTTGGTATGGCAAATGTGTCCTCAAGCCAAGGAGATTTTGGTCCTTCTGATGTTAATCCAGTTTCGGGATCTTTGTATATATAAGCTGCTTGAAATTTATATTTTTTGTTAGCAACCAACTTCATGTCAATTACAATTGTGTATGAGTCTGCAGATATTTCTGCAGCCGCAACTTTTGCTTCATCTGTAGTTTTTGCAAGATCTGGTGGATTATACATCAACCACTCTCTGTCGTATGCACCTGCCATTTAAAAATTAATTCCTAATCTGTATTCAATATCCATTTCTTTTCCAAGATTTTTAATCTGTGGTGTAGCCAGTACGGATCTACTTATCATTCCGTAATCAGTTCTAAATGAGTCTTCATCGTTTATTCTTAAACCATCAAACAAAACATTTGCTGTTGTTGATGCGTTTGCTTTTGCTCCTACTGATATCTTAACTATAGACTGATTTGGCGACCCAACATTAAATCCAGTAGTATTGCTTTGAGATATGTTGTCGTACAAGTATCTTAAATTTAACTTTAATAGCTTGCTGCCAATAGATGAACCATTAAACCTTGCTTCGTAATAGTCTGAGTCTGAACTATAAAATCTAACAAATACATACTGAAGGTTTGTATCTGATTGCCTGTAGGATAAAGTTATGCTGTCTTCGCTGCTATATCCAAGTAAGTCAAAATCTGTGGTGTAAGTATATTGCTTTATTCCGCCATTTGTAGAAGTCAAAGAAATCCATTTTGTACCAATTAAAGGCGCTGGGCTAAATTCTTGTGTGGCTGGGGAAGATCCGTCTAGCCAAAGAGTATTGTTTTCAAAAGTAGAAATAATTTTACTCTGATAATCTGTGTCATTAAATCCTATAGATGGGAACAATCCAACCTCATTTATATATCCAGAAACATCTACGGGCAATGTTGTTTTATAAACAACTGCATATGAAGTCTGTCCCGTTGCAGAGCTGGTCTGTATATCTGCGCTCTGCACAGAAGCTCTTGATTTGTAAAATTCAAAGTCTAGCTGCGTATCATTTACCGTAGGAGCACTTGTTCCTATTCCTATTGCAATATCTTTAGATTCAGCGTTTCCAGTTCCAGCAAGATACTGAGTTAAATACCTTTTGCCAAATTTAGTAAGTAAGTTTTTACTTCTATAAATTTCTTTTCCATCTTCATAGAACACATATGTGCCGTGCAATCCAATGCTATATTCCATATACTCTAGCTCCAACCACAGAATCTCCAACGTGATTCTTGACATTTATTGTAAATCTAACTAAATCGTTTTTGTTTCCGTCTCTTATTTTTTCTTTTTTTACTATGGTTATATCTGAAAGATTAGGTGCAACCTTTAGATTTATTTCTTTATCTTTATCTTTATCGTCGTCATCATCATCTTCGTCTTCTTCTGGAGGCAAAACACTTTCTTTAAATTTGGCGGCAAGTGTATTTCTAGGTATTATGTTTACAAGCTCTGGCTTTAAAACATTAATTAATGGGTCTCCCTCTACAAGGGTGTATTTTGGAGCCCTTAATATTTTACCAACTGGAGTATCGTTTGCCATTATGTTCCTCTTATCCCTGACTATAAATTGATCTAGCTACCACAGAGGTGGTGCCACTTAACTCTGATGTAGTATCAACTTCAATGATAACATATTTTATAACACTTTGTCCAATATCTTCAGATGAATACAAATAGTTGTTTGGGTAAGATACCTCAATGATATCTCCTATTTGCAATAAGGGGTTAAAAAAGGTCTCTATGTTTATAACTCTTTGCTGCTTTGACCATTGATTGCGTATCCAGTCATGTAGCTCTTTTGCCTCAGTTTCTTTTTGAAGCCAAGTAGAATCAAATGCAATTCCTTGCTTTTTATCCTCATCTGTTAATTTTGGATCTATGTACTCAAATGGATCTTTAGGGAGCACGTAGTCTCCAACAACCATAAGTCTTTTATCTCCGCCGTCTGATAGCTCTGTAAATGCCCCAGAGTTATTTAATACAAACACATCCATTGAAAAAGCATCTAAAGATTCTCCAACAACTGTAACATTTGGATTTAATATAACCTCTGTATATCTTGGCGACGCTGGGGAGTAAGTATATCTAGTTTGAATTCTCTTAAGCTCTCTTGCTACTGGACCAAACTCCCTAACCCAAAGGGTTGAGTCGGACGGGTTGCTCTTGCCAGAAAATACAAAGTCTGAAAACATTTTAACTAGAGAAGAGTTGTTTCCAAACAAACCTTTATAAACACTGTATGGATTATTTTCTGTGTACTCCTGCTCTGATATTGGCTGTGCGTATACGTAGTCATACGATACAGGGCCTTGAAAAGAAGTAAGTGCAAATTTGTTAGTCATTGGTATAGGGGTCTTATCGTGTATAGCAAAAACAGTATTGTTAAATATAACCTTAAAAACTAAATTTGTTTCAGATCCATTTTTTATACTTCTATTTACTTTTATGTCTAGCCTATAAAGCTCTCCACCATTTATTCCAGTTATCTTAGAGGAACCCTCGTTGGTCTGAGTGTCTACCATTTCAGTTAGTTTCCCATTAACAATTTTATACATTGTTATATCTCTATAGTTTTTATCTTTAGTTACGTTTTGGCTAGTATTCACACACAAAAAGTATCCAGAAGTGTTATCGGAATTTAAACAAAAAGCTATGCCACCTTTAGTTCTTTGCTCTGCTGTATCCTGGCCAGAGGCGTTTTTAATAAGTGGGAAGTACATGCTAGTTCCTATTATAAAATTATTGCTTGCCCAACTGGCTCCATCATTAGAGTACGTTGTAACTGGGCCACCCATTAAATTTTTATCCATGTAATTTGGATACACCATTGTCAGCAAATCATTATCTGCATAACCCTTATATACAGTATTTGTTACTGGGTCAGTTATATCTTTTACTACAGTGTTAGGGGAGAATATCGTCATCATAGATCTTGCTATGTCTTGTGAGAAATTCCACTTCCATGAATTGCCTGTTGCTGGAATTGAGTCTAATGTAAAGTTGGAGCTGTTTAAAGAAGCTGAACCAGTTGTTGTATTTAAAACTGCACCTGTCCATTCACCCTTTAGCTGTGCGGTATTTATGCTGTGATCTGCTGGTCCGCTTAGTATGCCAAAAGCATTTCTTTGTTTAATTCTATACTGCTTTTCTGGCTTAAATGTACTAGGCTCTGACAAACCCTCCCACTTACTTATATCAGCATCACTTGTAACCCATATGTATTTAATTGTACCTGCTGGTGTATCCTTCGGCTGATATTGAAATTTTATAGCGTCGTACTCTATTACCTCTTGCTCTACAACTAAGTACCCAGAATATGAATTTAATTTTGTTGCGTACCCGTCTACAATTACTGGCTCTAAACTTATAACTCCCAGTGGTGAAGCACCAGTTCCATTTAGGTCTGGCTCTGGCGTAGCAACAGCTGGCAATGGAGCAATTAAAGCTGCTGCTCCTAAAACTGTTACTGGTGCATCGTATAAATCATCTGCATCATTACTATAGTTGGAGGAGAGCCTTGGAGTATATATTATCTTAACTGCTTTAACTGATGGCACATCAGTAGAAGATAGGCTAATTATGTTAGATAAATTTGATCCGTTTGTATCGTATCTAAATTTAAAATCTGTTGTTGTTGAGTCAAATATGTACTCTCTGGTATAAAATTGAAGAACATTGTTTTCATCAAATGTAGCAATCATTTGAGTGTCTCTACACAAGTCTTGCACATGCTCCCAAACAGTTTTCCCTGGATCTGTATACCAATAGTAAGGCCTAATGCTAGATTTGTCTTTATCTCTTTTATTAAAATTATATGTTGTAAATCCAATGGAGTCCAAAAGCCTTCTCACAATTGCTTGAGATGAGGAATCTTTAATTACAATGTCTGGAGGAAAAATTTCTTGTAGCTCTTTAGCTCCATCCAAAGCTTGGGCTGTTATATTTCCATTTTCATCCACACTGTATTCCGACAAGAAATATGTACCTTGCTTTATTTTTTCAGATTCAATTACATAAAATGGAGTTACTATTGCATCTCTATAAAAGTTAGCTTTTAAATAATTAAATGCGTATTGCTTATCATACAGAAAATAAGATTTATCAAAAAAATTAAACAAGAACTCTGCCATATTAGATGTTACATTACCTACTGGAAGAAGCCCGTCTGGAGAATCTGATGCCTGCTTCTTAATGCTAAATGATACAAGGTCTGAAGAAAGGTCTTTAACAAATCTTCCAGACACTTCAATGATTCCAACATAGCCGTTAGCCACTGTAACCGTATTTATCTCAAGAGAAATTTTACTTATATTTATTGGAGTAGATGGGTTTGTAAACTCTGTAGTAGACCAAGAGGAACCATTGTAATATAAGTTAAGCATTCCATTTGCTGGTATTGTTGCGGTGGCATTTGTTGCAATTGTAACTGGAGATCCAGTTATTGGTGTTGCCTTTATTGACCATGTTGCTGGTAGTCCGTGAGAAGACTCAAATTTAACAGTAATTTTATTTATTGCTGCAGTTTTTGCTGCTGGGTAGTTTACATCAATTATGCAATTTGACAATGCGCTTTCAGATGCTTTGGGAGTGATCCAGTATTTGTATGATGTTTTCATTCCTGGAAGATACATCCTTGTTGCAAATGCTGCATCTGCAGAATACTTAATTGTTTTTTGTGCCTTTGGATCACCTAGAACAAAGTATTGAATTCCAGATAGCTGTGGTCTTCTTGGAATAATTATAGAGGTTAGCGGAAACAACTTTGTAAAAGGTTTATATTTTGATCCGTCACCAGCTGTTTTTTCTACGTCTAAAGTTCCTGCTGGATTATCCGCAGTTCCTCCTGGACCCCTAACTGTGACTCCATCAATAATATCATTCATGTTATATTCTATCCAACACTTTGGAGTGTACTCGATATAGTTGGACTGATTAATTTTATTAAGAGTTATTGGATATGACGATAACATTAAACTTCTTCCAGGCTTATATTAGCATCCCAAAATTCTTGAGCGACATCCGTACTTTTTTCTTTTACATTTCTTTTAACTACAGTAAAAGAACATGATGTAAAAAATGCATTAAATATTTCTTCTCTGACTCCGTTGTATGAAATCTTTACTCTAAATGCAGACTTGCCCGTTGTAAGGTAGAAGTTTCTAAGTTCCCATGCTCCGTAACCGCCATCAACTGTCATCGTTGCATAGGAAGGAAGCATGTTCCATGAAGCAGATATATTTTTCTTATCAGCAATCCAAAGTTTTCTAAGAGAACCGTTTGCCATTCTTTGGCTTTGTTCATGCCTATATGTTTCAATTGATACTGGTGATCTATTATGTTCAGACAATTTAATCCAAGTATTAGAATTTGGGGTTGACTCGAAGTACAGTATGGATCCTACTGGAAGGGTTAATGTCATTTACTAGCCACCTTAATGTTTTTGTTTTCTCCTACCATTTTAACATTATTCTTTGTTACTGACTGGAATATCTTTACGGCAGCTTCGCTAGCCTTTCTAACAAGCTGATCCTCATTCATTCCTGGAGTAGCGTGTATATGCTGTGTATAATTTAATGTCTGGGCTCCTCCAGAAGAACCACCTACTGGAGAAAGATTTGCCTTCTTGATATCAAATCTAGGAGATGCATAGGGAATGCTACTTATATTAGGGATAATCATATTTCTATATGCTATCTCTGGCCCTTCATCTCCAACAATAGTAGGGACTCTTGGGTTAAGCTTCATTGTTCCCTTACCAGCTTTTACAACTGGACCAACTTCATTATTTTTAAATGAGTGGGTTCTCTTTCCGCCATCTTTTTCAACTGCGTATGTTTTGCCAGCATATTCAAAGATCCAATACTGGGCTCCATTTGCGGCAATGTACTGTCTGGTTTGTTTTCCAGTTGCAGCTTTTTGTGCAACTTCTTTTAATGAGCCGTCGCTTCTACTAAATGATGCTGCATCTACACCAAATGATTCTCCAGCCTTAGTCTTTACATATCCAGTGCTACTTCCTTCTGAACTTAATTTAATAGACTTGCCAGTTATAAATAAGTTTTCTATCTTTGCATTTTTTAAAGAATCTGTTATTGCAGACATTATTCCATTTTTAGGATCTGTAAACTGTGAGACTGCGGAGCTGACGGCATCCATTCCATCTTTAACCTTAATACCAGCAACCTTTAAATTGTTGCTTACTACTGCCGCTTGTTTCTGAGCAGCCTTGGATTCTTTTACATAAGTTGCAATATCTTTACCTGCAGCAAATGCATTAATTGCAAGCGCAAGCATAGATCCGTTTACGTCATCAATTTCTTTCTTTTGCTTAACAATTGAATCATTTAATTTTGACAAGCCTTCTGATGCTATTGCAGCTGCATCATTTAATTTTTCGTTTTTATTATTAAGGGCATCAATTTTAGATTGAGGCTTAACATTTGCAGCATCTCTAGCATTTTCAATTGCTGAGACTTGTGAGTTGTACTGCATTGTTGACTGGTAGCCCTTAATGTCTAATTGATACTGCTGTGCTTTTGCGGTATCTCCAGTTGCTACAGCCTGATTATATCCGAGCTTAGCCTTTTCAATTTCTCTGGCCAGGTCGCCTTCGGTCTTAGCAATATCTAATGCTTTTAGTCTAGCGTCAGCAAGCTTATTATTTAAATCAATTTCTTTTTGTAATGCCTTGATTGCATCTCTAGTTTTTATTTGTGAGGCTGCTGATTGTCCCTTGGCAGCTGACATTAATTTCTTTTGCTGTGCGGTTAGTTTTTCAAGATTATTGTACTGCTTTTCAAGCAATCCGCCAGAGCCAGAGTTAGCAGTCTCTATTGCGGTTTGCATTGCTGTTCCAGCAGACACTAGGCCTGCCACCTGAACGGCATTTAGTCTTGACAGGTCTCCAGCATATCCCTGAGTTGTTAATCTTATTTTTTGCCACAAGCTGATAACAGTATCTTGTTCACTAGCAAATTCACGAATTGCTGGGTTTGTTTTTTCTAGTTCTGCTAGGGTCTCTTCTGTTATTGTAACCCCACGCTCCTTAGATTGGTTAACTTGATTTGTTACCTGTAGCTCTGCCTGAAGCTGAGTTAGAACTTCCTTCTTGCCAGACTTATCTGCGCTAGCAGCTTTTCTGCTCTTGTCTATAGCTTCTTGAACAGCGGTGTCCATTGCAGTCATTGCGGTCTGTACAGTTCCAGCTCCTTCTCTTCCGCCTTGCTTCGAGGTGCGAGCATAAGAGCTTACTGCATATTTTGCTGTTGTCTGTGCGTCAGTCATGCTATTAAATGCACTATTTTTTACAGTTGAGGCTAGGGCAGCAGATCCCTTTTCTGAAACCTTAAACATAGCATAAATCTTTTTAGTTGCTTCATCTGCAGATAAGCCAGCTGCTATTAGTTGTGCCTTTAAGTCTGTTGCAACATTTTGTAGGTTGCCAGAGCCAGATGTTTGATTTATTAATTTAATTTGATCAGCATATGTAGACTTGACTTCTTTTCTAAGCTTCTTATATTCTTCAATTGTCATTTCAATTGGTAGCTTAGCCGACATCATGCTATCGTAAACTAAAGCATTTGCTTCTTTTAAAGCCTTGGCATCTTCAATTGTTGTCTTCATCTTTTGATTGTAGTCTGTGAACTTTAATCCAGCTTTTTGTGCCGCTTCTCCAGTGAGAGAATACTGAGTCATTCCAATTCTTAAATGCTCGTTATGATCGGACCATTTCTTTAAACCAAGAGCAACTGCTGCAGTCACTACTCCAATACCTATACCTACTGGATTTAATAGCAGTGGTAATCTAGAAAGTATTCCGCCAACTTTGCTTAATACGCCTGCAAACTTTCCACCGCTTGAGCCTAATGCTGCTAATTTAGCGGACATCTTTTCCATAGCTGGGAATGATTTAGTAAATTTACTTGGAAGCTTTGATGCTGCATCTCCTGCTACATCTGCACCATCTCCTGCAGATTTACCCCTACGCATGTAAGGCAAGCCTCCGACTAATCCTGACAGCAACATTCCGCCAATCATTCCGCCTGTGTCTCCGCCAATCATAGAGCCCAGCATGTTGCCGCCCATAAATCCTGCTGAAGAAAGCAAGCTGCTTCCAATAAGTTTTCCTATTTCTCCGCCTTTAGCATATCCTGGAATTATACCCCCAGAATTTTTAGGAACAAATATCTCTGGTCCCTTTTCGCCTACAAGGTATGGCCTTCCTGCGTTTACTGGGCCGCCCTTTTCACGAGCTGCATCATAAACTGCTTCTACCTGTATCTTGTTTTTTTCTGCAGATACAACTCTAAACTTTCCGCCCATGTAAACTTCACTTTCATTTACTTTTACTGGACCACGTGGGGACTGGAATGTAAGATCTGGAAATATTTCTGATGCTGCGACTGCATTTCTATTCTTAACATCTGCAATAATTTGAAGTTCTCCAAATCCATCTGCAGTATCTTTATTTTTACTCCAAGAAGATCGGCGCATAATAAATTCTTTTCCAACCATGTCAGACCATCTTCCTTCTTTTATTAATTCAGAAAGAACTGGTGGAAGTGATTGTGGATTTCTTACTCCTCGATGAAGCCTTCCAGTAAACTTTGTTCTTATTGAAGAAAGATGCTGCTGGACTGCTGGGTCATTTATTGCACCATAGTCACCCATCATGTAATTATAAAGAGCTGATTTTGCTCTGCTCTCTACATCGCCTAGATCAAATGCTTTTGCGCCAGTTTGCTTCATGTATCCAGATCCACCCTTATAAATTATCTGTGGGGCTACATGCTGATTTCTAACTTGTACTGGTCCACGGTATCTTCCAATTTGAAGAGGGCCGTGCAAAGGATCTTGATTAGCCAGATCTTGATAATATGACCTTGGCATTGGATATTTTGCTTCTCTTGCAGGTAATCCAGTAGTTGGAATTTCTCCGTTTGGGTACTTAGCAAATTGTCTTGCTTGTGACTCCTGTACTTCTGGACTAACTCCATCTTGACGCCATGATCTCCAGCCCATAGACTTTTTTGTTAATCTAGGTGGAAGACCACCGTATCCAAATTTACCAATATGAACTTTTCCGCCAAGTGCTCCACCTGCATTTTTTTCTGCTGCTCTCGCCCAATCTAGATTTGCTGCGTGGAGAAAATCAATATCTTCTTTTCTATTTCCTTCATGCCGTCCTATTTTTACAGTAAATCCATCTGCAGACAAGATAGCTTCTTGTGGTGAAGTCGAGGCGCCTCTTTTAGTTCCTTGATATTTATCTACTGAGCTTGTTGCAACCTTAAACTGATTCCATAGTTTACGCAAGGTTTTATTCCCAGTTTCTCTAATATAATTAGTTATTAAAGAATTAGAAATAGAGTGGTATGGATTATTTCTATCAGTTAACAATACTCCCTTTGCATCCATTTCGGAAAGTCTTAATAAATATGCATTTTCTATTTCAATTGCCAATGCTTTTCTTTCAGCAAGCGGCATAACCTTCGAAGGTATTGCGCTCAAGAATCCATCTGTAGAGCCATAGATTGATCTCTTGGTTCCTCCAAGTAGGCCCTTTGTAGATTTAGTATAGTTTCTCAATCCTTTTAGGTACTCTTTGATCGGTGCTCCCTTAGAGCCATCCTTCATGAGCTCATTTGTATTTCCTGATTTTTTAGAATACAAACCAGTAAATGGTTTTGTAAACCATACATCTCCAGCTTTTGCGCCTCTCGGACTAAATCCTGGCACCATTTTCTTTACACCAGATATTGCTGCGCCAAATTTTAATGGGCTGTGAAGTCCAGTTAATCTTCCATAGTTATTCTTAGAAGACATAACCGCTCCGCCAAGAGCGTATGGCTCAACCACATTTCCATTATTTGCCCACTCTAATGTAGGCATCATTGGCTTAGCTATTTCTGGTGGGAAATATGTTTCACCTGGCGTTAGTAGTGCTGGTACAATTTTTCCACCAGCGTTTAAACCTTGAACCGCTATATCTACAAGAGGCTTATTTTTCTTTGATGCTTCTTGATTTAATATGAATCCGCCTTCTTGCAATAGGGCTGGAGTGTTATCATAATTTATTGACGTATCCCCTGGAACTATGTTTCCATCTCTGGAAGGATCATATACCCGTCCACCATCATTTAACTTTTTAGGTCTAGGCTTAGTTGTTTCAATACTAAAGCCTCCACCAGAAGTTCTTACTCCAAGATTTCTTGCAATTGCATCAATTGTGCTTGCAGTACTACCCTTATGAAATAGCTCCTTCATATTTGATTTTCCGCCTGGACCAATAACAGACTGCCCAGTTAATGGAACTGTAGTAAGATTTATTCCTCTTCCCATGCTTCCAGCTGCTAATGTAGCAGATTCCGCCATCATCTTTTCTATGACTAAGTTCAATTGAATTATTTGAGCTCTTGCTTGTTCTACTGTTATCTTTCCAGCTTGAAGTTGTGCAACAATAGCCTTTGATTCTGCTGCTGCAAGTGTTGTTAACTCCATCATAGGTGGGAGCATTGCAGAATATGCATCTGAAAGTGATGCTGTTATTGTTCCCGTTGCTGATATTTCTTTTTTAAGTAAAGCTAATTCTGCTTCTGACTGAGTTGCAATTGCTGCTGTCATTGCATGCCATCTGGCTGCTTCTTCTGCAACTACGCCAGTAGACACTCCATTAATTGCAGTTAGGCCGCTGATCTTTGGCATATCCCCTGTTGCGTACATCTGTGGATTTTTGCCAATTCTTACGTTGACTGGGCCTGGGTTAGGTACGGTTCCAAATATTGTTCCTGGCTGCTCAATTGCTGCTGGAATCATGTGAGCCATCTGTCTTGCGTAAGGCTTTCCAATTAATGGGTGGCTCTTGTCTGCCATTCTTTCGCCTTGTACTGCACGAGCAGCACCTGTTTGCATTACGGCAGGGTTTCCTTGCATAGTACTAAACGATGCTGATACCGCTACACTAGACGACAAGGCTTTATCTTTTAAGACATCAAATGATTGTGCAAGAGAATATACTGCATCCTTTAATGTTGCTGAGGCTTTTGCATCACTATAGAATGATTGTTCAAGCAATGTTCCAGCTTTGCTTGCCGCCATTATTTCTGGGGTAAGTAGTTTAAATCCGTCTCCACCCTTGAACAAATTCTTTAAGTGGAATACACCCTTTATTACATATCCAAAGAAGTTTGCAAGTACACCAGTAAGCATAAGTAGTGGTCCAGCTAAAGCTGTTAATCCGCCCATAAGTGTTAGAAGACTTTTAACTGGAGCAGGGAGCTTGTCTACAAACTTTACAATGGCTGAAATTGTTTCTAAAACAAATGTACTTATCTTTAAAAATGATTCTCCAACTGCAGCCATATCTGCTCTAACTGACTCTAGGGCTCTTCTATATTTTCCAGAAGCAGACTCTGTTAGCTGAGCTAATTCTCGCTGAGAAAGATTTGCAAGATCTGTTGTGCTTGCTTTCATAAGATCCATCACTTGAAGTGTCTGAGATCCAGATTTTCCTAAGTTATCAAATAGAGCTGACATTCTTGCAAACTGAAACTTACCAAACAACTGTTCAATTGCTTTTGACTTACTTAATGGATCAAGTGAGTCAAGTGAAGCTTGAAGAGCTAATATAGTTCCAGTTAAGTCTCCAGCGTTCTTTTGTACTATCCCGCCAAGATCAATTCCAAAACCTTCAAATGTTTCAAGAGCTACTTTAGTTGGGTTAATCATTGAAGCCATTGCTGACTTTAGTGCGTTAGCTCCTTCTGAAGCATTAATTCCGCCTTCTTTCATTGCAGTTAAATATAAGGCAAGGTCTTTTACGTCTCCACCAAGGGCTTTTACTACTGGACCAGCTTTTGGAATAGCGGTAACCAAATCATCTAGAGTTGTTGATGTCTGGTTTTCTACAGCGTTGAGGAAGTCAATTGATTGAGTTAGCTCGTCTGTGCTTTGCTTAAATGCATTCTGAATAGCAAGTGTTGCTTTCATCGCTTCTTGTCTATCTACTTCTCCAAGAACTGCAAGTCTTGATGTCTGTATTGTAGACTGAATTAAATCATTTCCTTCTTTACCAGTTGCAGCTATATCAGCAGCTAATGATATAGTTTCCTTATATGAAACTCCATATGAAGAAGCAAGCTCTTTTGCAGTAGCAGATACGTCTTCTCTGACCTTCTTTAATTCTTCTGCAGACTTTGCGCTTAGCCCGCCGTAAACCTTTGTTAATCTTACAAGCTCTTGATCTGCTTCTCTAAATGCTTTTGCTGACGCAGCACCGAATGCAGCCATAGGAACAGTAAGTCCAACTGTAAGCTGACGACCAGCCCACTGAGTGTTCTTACCCCAGTTAATCATCTGGTTTGCACCCTGCTGAATAACCTTATTCATGATTGCAGCTTCTTGTCTTGCAAGGGCCGTCTTATTTTTTATCTCATCAAGACCCTGTGCAACGTGAACATTGTATTGCATTAGGCCTTGTGCGTTCTTACCAAGTGGCTGTATTACAGCCTGCTCCATAAGAACCTGTTGCTTAGCAAGGTCCTTTACAATACTGCTTGTTTTGTTTGCATGCTGCTGCCAAGTATTAAAATACTGGCCTAATTTCATTCTTCCAGAGTCTAAGTTTTTACCAAACTTTTCAACGTCTGATGTAAGTGTTACAAAGTGAGTAGAGAATTGGCCAGTAGATCTTAGCGTTTCCGCAAAAGACTTATTCATTACTCCTACCTGATTAGATAGGTTCTTATTAAGACCAATAGTTGTAGCTTGTAACTTTACTAGTTCAGATGTTACTGCCTGTAGCTGTGCCGTTAAAGCACTAAAGTTAGCCGTTGCGGTTATATTGGTATTAATATTTTGCTCTGCCAATTACCTACTCCTTTATGTATCCGAGTCCCGCTCCGATACCAAATCCTGCTTCATTTGCAAAAGATCCTTGTAGTGATACAACGTCATCTGCTGATGCCGTAACTCCAAGCGCTCTTCTTTTAATATCATCAAAAGAAGTATCCTCTTGCTTTTCTTCTAAGTCAACACCTTGCAGTGATGCTAAAAACTTTCTTTCTTCCGTCTGCTTTCGGTTCATCGCCGTAAGCGTTTGTACGAGTTCTGGCATTGAAAGATTTTCTTCTAGTTCCTGGTAATTCTTCCAATGACCAAGGAGAAATGCTTCTCCCTCAAGAGCGGCTAAGTCTAGTTCTGACCAGCCAGAACCGCTGCCGCTAGAAGGTTTGGGTCGTCCATCTTAATTCCTCCACATACTTCTAGTATGCGGTTGATTGTAGGAACGTCTAATGCATCTTCTAACGCATCAATATCTTTTACCAATTCTGGTAGTTGTTTTTCAAGTGCAATTGCACACGCTTCAATTAGGATAGAAAGCGTTTCTTCCTCTGCTGTCGCAGATGCAACCTTTTGAATAGCTACCATAAATTTTCTTAGCTCTTTAATTGTGAGCGGCTTTAGCTTTACGGTTGCGCCATTTTGTAGTGTTACTTCTTCTACATCATATACTGTTGTTGCCAATTTAATCCTCCTAGGATCTAGTCTTAATTATTGTATCATATAGAAAATACCAGCGCAATAGAAAACCCCCCAATTGCTTGGGGGGTAATCTATTAATTAATTATATTAATTATGCGTGTGTTGCGATGATGCGGTCAATGATTAGTCCGTATTCCTGGCCTGTCTTAGCGCCGTCTGGAAGCAAACGGAATGTTACTGGGAATGTTGATGCTGCGTTACGAGCCAAAGAGAACTGTGACTGTTGTACAGAAAGAACACGACGTGCATAATATACACGCTCAGTAATTAAACCAAGTGTACCGTCAGCTGCTGCAGAACCACCTTGTGGTGCTGCACCAACTGCAACTAATTGACGCTCATTTGGAGCTTGTCCAAGAGCACCTGCCTCAAGACCAAGTGTGCGCTTTGCTGCTGCACCTGTTCCTGAATCTGCGAGAGTTGATGTTCCCTGACCGAATACAGCAAGAATGTTCTCTAGAGTACCTTCTGCCATTTCTGTAGCGATCATAACTTCCATTGACTCCTTGAAAAGCTTTGCTGTATCAAGAAGCTGATCTACTGTTACTGAACCGTATGATGGGTTGTAAGTAATCTGAAGACCGTTGTTTGTGTAACCTACGTTACGGAATTTGTTTGTTGAGTCTGCATTAAGAGTTTCTGTGTAAGACTTTCCTGCTGTCTTAACTGCTGGTGTTCCTGTTGTAGTTTCGTTTTCGAAAGCTACACCTGCAACTGAACCAGGCTCCATGTTTTCTGCATATCCTGATGTTGTTATGTCTTTAGTAGACAAGAAGAGCGGTGAAGCTCCAACAAGAATATTCTTAGCATTGTTATACTTTGCCATGTTGTACTACCTCCTGTTAAATAAATATATATATATATTGACTTACTTTTAAAGATAAATCAAAAGCTGGCTAGGCTCTTTTCCTCTAGTCTAATTTTATAGTATAAGGGGCCAAAAGGCAAACTACTCGAAGCGTCCTAGTCGATCAGTAACTCTGGCATATTTAACCTCAAGGATTACATCCGTAGAAAGGAATCCGTCAAGCTCCATGGATGGCTCCGTTGGGGTTATTTCTAAGACCATGGTATTAAAAAATATAATCTTATCTGTATCTTTGCTTTTATTTAGGTCTTTTGCCGAAAGGTCCATTCTCCTAAATACGTCAAGCATTAAATTCCTAATTGAATTAATCTCAGATACATCTGTTGAATATATTGTAAACAGTATCTTTTCGCAGCAAATCATCCAATTTTCTTCGTAGGATAGCCCTGTCTTGTCATAGACTATATGAGACTTTCCGCTCAAAAATTGATTCAGGTCTGGCTGCTGTTGAACTGGGATAATAGGAATTATCTCTGTTCCAGAATTCTCTATATAATAATCTGATGCCTTAAATAACTTATGAGTCTTTAGCTCTTCCCACAGGTGCTTTCTGATTTCATACATTGCATCTATGTTGTAGTCTATTGTCATAATGAACCTCCAAATGATCTTTCTAGTGCTGCGTCCGCCTGCTTTTTAACTGTGTTTGGCGAGAAAGAATATTTAACTTTCTTGATATCTAAAGGTGCATCTAAAGCTTGAGCCATCTTTAAATTAAATATGTTCTGGAATCCAGAGTTCCTAATTGCTGCACTCACAAGCTGTCCAGAAAAATATTGACTATACGCCAGCTTAAATTGATTTCTTGCAGCAGAGCCTCCAGGTCTCTTTACTGTTACAGATGAACCCTTTGGCATAAATACAGTTATGCCGTCTAGTTCAAATACCAATCGTTCTGCTGACTTTGGCCTGATGACTACAGGTAAACCTATTTCCATTACAGACGCCTTATTTGCAAATATGTACTTTTTCTTTTGCTTTTTATTCTTTGATGGAACTGAGTTTTTTGACATCTTATAATCAAAATCTATCTTGAAGGATAGCCCCATAGAATCTATTTGCTTTAGCTTAAATAGTCTTGCAGTTGAGCTGCCCGTCCTGTTCCACTCGTATACGTGGTGAAGAGACTGAGGTTTAATTCTAGCTTTTGAATCTATGTATTCGCCAAACTCTTTATCTATCTGAGCAAATATTGTTTTTTTAAAAAGCTTTTGAAAAGCAGAATTGCTTTCTAGCTTGCTTAATACATTGGCTTGGTAGTATAGCAAAGCAGATATCTGCGCCACATTACTATCTTTTATTGGTCCGCTTTGAGGTACGCCAACCATAAGTCTTTCAAGACCACTGGCAGCTTGTAGTAGGGCAACATTAGATTCCAATAGACTGATTCTCCGATCTCTTTGCAACAGAGCTGTAGGCAAGAACTGAGCCAAATGGGTCTGTTACTGGAGTAGAACTAACAATCTCAAATACCGTTGGAGTGTCGCTAGGATAATCTATTTCTTTCCACAATACGTTTCCATTCATGTCTCTAACATTAGTTATTTTTTCTCTATAAGTTATTTTATCAACAGTTCTGATTTCTAAAACTTGCTCGTCAGAATACCTTGATCCAATTACTTGCTGGTCACCGCTTGTAGTGGAAGATTTAGATATAATTCCTTTTGCTGAGCAAGGAACTGTTCTTATGTAAGACCATTCTTTTTTTATAGCACCAGTATTTATATCTTGCGTGTTTGATTGCTCATAGACATCAAGCTGGAGTGGCATTAGTGATGCTACCAAGCTCATTTAAAATGCTACCATTCCATTCAATACGTATGGTGAAAGAAGTTGATCTGCATATAGGTTACCAGTGCCCCTGTGAGCATCTTCCATAAATTCAAACTTCCAATCAAATGTACTAATGTTCTTTACGTATTTATCTTTCCATGCACGATCTTTGTCAAAGAATTGCTTTATAAGAATAATGCATGCTTCTTCTACATTGTCTGGTACTGAGCTCCATCCAAATCTACCAGCAACAGAATACCTAACATCTTTTCTAAATGCGCCTGAAGAAGATGCATCGTGAATTGAAGGTGGGACTAATCCGTTTGCTGTATAAACTAGACCGTCTAAATTGTCTTGTCTGTTAACACGTATTCCAAAATTTGACTCTGAAATTATAGGTGTGTATACCCAGTTGTTTACATTATTAATTTTATCCGCAACAAGAATATCATTCTCATACAGTTCATGAATCTCGCTTAATCTAAATGGCAACGGAAGAATGTCTGATCCTGACCCATACACAATTTGTGTATCATCATATAGATAAAAAGATTGATTTGTGTAGATCTCTATAAGTTTTCTTGCATACTTTTCTGCCATTTGTAATTCATGGTAGGTCTTGTAGTTTGGATCGGATGGATCCGTTCCAAAACCTAAATCATCAATTACGTCTGATAGGTTTGCATATGGGGTAACTACATCAATAAAATATACATGAGATGCGCTATTTCCACTAATGGAATACCGCCACTCTATTTTGAATTTTCTATTTCTTCTACAAAGACTAAGTGGTATGACAATTTGGTACGTTCCCGCATCTGTTTCAGACTTTGTAGCCGTATATGTGCCAAGCGGCACGGTAGGGTTAACTGCTGGAGAAATGGTGCCGTCTTCAGTAATATCATATACTACTGCAGTAACGGTGCCGTCTGCATCTGTTAGTTCCCCACCCCAAAATATTTTTGTTTTTACTGGTGAAGTTTGATCCTTATAGATTTCTGCCATTATGTGCTAACGTTTAGTTGTAGAAGTCCTGAACTTCCTTTGGTGTCGCTAAACGAAAACCCTCCTCTGTATCAAAGATTTTTTGAGCATCTTCTTCTGACATTGCCACAAACGGATGTTCCTTTGTAAAAGTGTAACCGAAGATATCATATCTGTGATTTTCTCTGGTCATTCTAACAAGAATCGTATCCTTTGGCTGAGCCTTTGGATCAAACTTTGGAAGAATTTCAATCTCTTCTTTATTCTTTTCAATTGCTTCAATTGTATCCTGGTAGACACTCCAGGTCACGCCTTCTTCGGATAGTGCTGCAATTATGTCTTTTTTGTTTTTTAAGTTTTCTGTGTCAACTGCAAAGTCTGTTGCAATTACTTTTAATTCGGCTACTTTTAATGTGTCAAACGACATATTTATTTCTCCTCTTTCTAGGTTCTTTAATTATAGCATTGTTAAATTAAAATGAAAAGCCCCTAAAATTAATTAGGGGCCTTTCGAGGGTTTAATTCTTAATTAATTAAGAAGCAACCTTAACGTTCTTTACAACTACCCAAGCGTCTGCCTGCTCGATTTGAACACCAACACGAGTATACATTGTGTACTCGATTGAGTCCTTACGTGGCCAGAAGAAGCGGTAAACAGTAACATCACGCTTGATACCAATAACAACGTTATTTGGGAATGTCAAGTGGACGTCTCCGTGTGAACCTGATGGGCTAGCATATGTACCTGTCTGTGTCTCAGGAAGCAATGGAACTTCAACGATTGGAATACCAAATGCGTATGGAGCTACATATCCTGCTGGACCTCCAAGAACTGGAACATCACCACGGATGATGCCTGAAGCAATATCCTGTGGAGTTACGTTCTGAAGGTTCTGTGAGTTAGAGTATAGGTAATCCTGGATCAAGTTTGATCCAGCAAGGAAGCGAAGGTCTGTGCGACGTTGCTTGTACTTGCGTGGAAGTGCCTTAAGAGCTGAGTTAAACACTGCACGAGAAATTCCCGCACCTGCTGCGTCGACAACGCGACCATAGGTCTTTGCCTTCTTAACTGCTCCATCAAATGACTTGTAAAGTGCATCGCTTGAAAGTGATGTATCACCGTTAAGGATCAAATCTTCAATGTCATTACCTGCTTGTGTTGCCATCAAACGTGCAATGTGATCTTCGAGATCTGCACCTTCGATATTATCTTCTAGAGATTCTGTTGAAAGTTCCCAATCCATGCGGAGCTTCTTAGTTGAGAGAGAGATCTTTGAAAAAGTTACACCTGAGTTAACTCCTGTGTTCTCGCCTTCGGTTGCAAGCTTTACAAGCTTCTCACCAATGGACATACGATCAATTTCTGTTGTATCGGCCTTCATTCGGACTGTACGTGCAACCTTACCAATTACGGTAGCGTCGAACATATAATCTAGAAATCTAGCTGATTGTTCTGGGTTTAGAAGACCACCGTTTCCGTTTTCGGAAGCTGTGTGTACTCCTGCACCACCTGCTGTTGAGCCGAATCCAGTTGATACTGTTGTACCTGCTGCGGCTGCCTTTTCTAATAGTTCATTACTCATTTTTATTTCACCTACCTTATTTTAGTTAAAGATTTCATTTACGGAACCGAGGAAAGAACCGTTCCATTTTGATTTTGATTGTCTTACTCCCTCAGATCGGCCAAGATCAGAGGACTTCTTAATTGCGGTATCGCTTTCTACAGCATCTACACGCTTTTGAACACCATCAATGGTGCTCTTTATATCTGTCACAGCTGCACTTAGTGCGCTGTGCTTTTCTGCCAATTCTGTGATTTGGCCATTGATGCTCTTGCTGAAGCTCTCTACTGTTTCTTTCATTTCGGAAACATGAGCTGCATTAGCTTCTGTGGCTTTTGTCAAAGTCTCTGAGAAAAAGCCTTTTAGGTCGCCTAACATCTTTGCAAAATCAGGTTCATCAACCGTGACTTCTTCTGTTGCGGCTGCTTCTTCAACGGAGTCGGCAGAGGCATCTTCTGTTGCAGCTTCTGCAACTTCCAATGATTTGTCAAAAAGATCTACGTTTGATTCATCTGATGCTGGAGCTTCTACGGCTTCTGCTACAGGTGCTTCAACAACTGCTGCTTCTGCTACTGGAGCTTCTACAACATTATCTATGTTTGTATCTGACATTTTATTACCTCCTTCTACGTTTGCCTGTTTTGCAATTATTTGTGTTTCAGGCAACGCTAATCTTGTCTTCTTAAATGAAGCAAGAATCTTATCTATTTCTTTTGACTTGGATACGTCTGAGCTTTCTACCCATCCAATCAATGTAGCTGGCTTACCAGATACTGGAGAATCAAATGTTTTTTCTGTAGACATAAACACTGAGTCGCTTTCTTCGCAATAAAAAATATTTTCTGTTACAACATCTGCTGCCATTCCCTTGAATACAAGTTGGCCATTCATCTTCTCAATAGAAAAAATATTGCATAGTTGGTTTGCTGGTGAGTCTACAATTGACAACTCAATTAGTTCATAATTCTTAATAAAACGAACTTGTTCTCCAGTAGACTTATTCATTTCGTTGTCTGCTTCTATAATCTTTCCGCCGATTGAAAAACCAGAAAGAGTGCCATCAAGAACTTTTTCCCAAGTATCTTGTGCACCCTTTGAAATGTATGATGTAACATAAACACCATTATAAAATTCTTTTGTTGTCTGGTCGTAATAAGTTTCAGGTCTAAACGAAACAACCTTACCTACCGCAAGAGGCTGATGCATCTCACGAAGGTTTCCTCTAAACGAATCAAACGCTTTCATGCTAGCTTCTGCAGTTACAACATCACCAGTTTGATCTACGTTATCAAGCGTAGCAAAGCCAGATACAGTTCTCTTTTCACGGTTTACTTTTGTGAAAGGGACTGATAGTTGTACGGTATCGCCGCTGCTAGACCACATGGTCTTTTCAATGTTCATATGCTTAATTTTAGTGGTTTATTTACTATAACGCAAATCGTAGTTGATTAAACTCACTTGACTTTTGGACCATCGCCCTTGGCATTTCTGCCTTCTCCAGTTTTATCTGAAGTCGTTTTGGCACGTTCTTGGTCCCTGGCCCTATTACCCGTAGATTTAGCATTTTGATCTGCTGCCTGTTGAGGCTTTAATTCTACTACCTCGTCACCACCTTCAATAGGAATCATGTTCTTTCTGATTCTAACTTCATTAGGGGTAATTACCTGCATTCTCAAATAGATCTCATCTATCTGGCTTTGGGTTATTTCGTCTGTCAAACTTAGCTCATTAAATTTTAATTCAACAACGTCTGTTTTCTCTGCGATTAAATAATTTAATTTCTTTTCTAATCTATCTTGGGCTGGTCGGCAAACCTGCTCCTTAAATGTTTTATCAGCATCTCTTGCTACCGCTAAATTGACTCCCTCTGGAGTTCCAATTTTATTAATAGGAACACGATGGGCTAAAAGAATTTCATCTCTATTAGTTTTACGATAAATGTTGAAAGAAGATTCTTGCTCTCCAGCTTCAATCGGCTCCATCTTAAATTCAGTCTTTGAGTCTGGTGTATCCGCTGGAAGTGGAATATAAAGGGATCTGTGATTCTTACCCTTTAATCCAACCTGGAAAAATTCAAGTAATTTTCTTTCTGATTCTGGAGAAAGCTTTGCTCCCTTAACTGTAATAATATATCTTGGCACCGCTTTATTTTCAAAGTAGTCTAGGTTATATCTTCCAGCAAATTCATTTCCAGCCAACGCTTGCTGGGCTGCAATAATATCTGGCACACCGTAATAGTTATTCATAGGCGTGTATTTCTTTAAATGAATAATTTCATTTGGCCTGTCTTCTTGGCCAGCAATAGGATTTAATGTTTCCATGTCTCCGAAGTTACGGAAATATACAGCCTTGCCATAAAGTAACTGGATGAAGCCGTCACGTAATCTTCTTACACGCATTGTTTTAGCTGGTATATGGCCTATGTAGCCCACATCTCCTGCTGTTGTACGTCCTATCTCTAGGTAACCATTCCCAGTCGCCTCAAGGTCCGTGTAAGCCTTTATAAGGGTCTCTGTGAAAGACTCCTCTTCGTTACAATCGTCTAGCCATCTATCTAAATTTGTTTTAATTCGATTTATTTTAGCTCTTGCTCTTTCAAGTTGCTTGCTATCATTAATTTCATCCATAGCATCTTTTGCTTTTGTAGTCTCAGTAAAGTTGTAGCCCAGGCCAACAATATTTGAAACTTTTGCATTTATAGCTGCATAGTTGTAAGTTGATACTTCATAAATCTTTGAGAGATAGTCTAGGTTATATGTAGGCTCAACAAGATCAAATAGCGCATATCCGCTAATTGCTTGCTGCATTAAATTCTGTTGTGTGCCTACGCCGCTAGTTCCAACAAATGCTTTTGAAAAATCTCTATTGACTTTTCTTCTAAATGTAGCCCCTAGCCCACTAAGCTTTTTAATATCTTCTAGACCCATAGCAAAAGGATCGTCATGCTCTTTTTCTTTTTTAAAGCTAAACCAGTCTGCAGAATTAGATATATCTATAGTAGATACTTCATCTGACGCATCGTCATCAATAAACTCTGCTCTCACTGTACCGCTCCGTTTCTAAGCATTGAATCTTTATAGACTCCAATATCCAAAGGATCTGGAGTTAATCCCCACTTGAGTCTTTCATTTTGGTGCTCAAATTCTTCGTCGTCAATTTTTCTACGCCCTGAAAGGAACTTGGGATTGCCCTCGTATATACCAAACGAGCGAACTTCTCTAGCCAAAGCATCGATCTTGGATCTATTTCCTTTTTTTGCCGTGACCGAAAGAAAATTGCCATCGTCGTCCCCAATCCATCTGCCATCAGGCATTTCCCACACATATATACCAAGGGTGGTTTCTTCTATAATTTGACTTTTTTGATTTAAGATATCCATAGACCATAATCATACCATTACTTGGTGTTAAAGTCCAGATATGTCCTAGGCCTGTACCAAATATTATATATTTGTCGCAGTAATGGCTTCAGAAACAAAGAAATATGGAAGACTGTCTGTGCCCGTTGTCTTTTCAGACAAAGACATAGCTGTGTCTTGAATTACTATTGAATTTAATCCTATATAATTTAGATAATGACTAGATATCATATCCTGGGTCAAAGGAGATTTATAAATAGCTAGGTTATTGTATAGGTTCTTGCCACCAGATATACTGCCAGATTGATTTTGATTAAACTTTATACTAGTGCTTACATCTTGATTTAAATTTATAACGATGTGGTGCTGTATTCCAGGTATAAAGTAGCCAAATACATTTGCCGCATTAGTTACATTTTCTCCATTGACATAGATAGAGTCAATACCAGTCTTGCTTATAACCCCTGCGGAATTCCAGCTAAACGATTCATTGCTACTTGATAGCAGGAATGCTGCTGATCCATCTGGAGTAAATAGCATTTCAATAGACCTTATATTAATATCATGCTCTATCCCAAAACCTTTTCCGTTAAGCATAAAAAGCCCATTGTTTTTATTAAAAGACAAAGCACGACTATTTTCTTTTGGCATGCAGTAATCATAATTTGAAATAATTTTATAGCTAGAGTTATCTCCGTAAAATGACTGATCTTCAAAAAACACTAAGTCTATAGATTTTAATATAGGCAAAAATTTTCTAGAATCTGAGGTAGACATTGTTACCTTTATAAATAAAACATCTTGGAAGTCATTATCATTTTTATTAAAGTATGGAATTGATTCTCCGTTTATACACTCTGTCCATATTTGATTATCTAAACTTACTTGAACGGATATTCCTTTTACGTCTCCATCCCAATAAATTTGTGACGTTGTTATGCCAAGATAATTTGGCACAACAATATAATCAGTAAATGTAAACTGCTTACTTTGCTGAGTGTTTGTTTTTTCAAAATATAAATATGACTGATCTGGTGATATTAAAATATTCTCGTTTGCAACATCGGACCATCTTTTTGCTTTAGGGTAAGAGTATTGAAAAGCTGGTCTTATTTTACTTGAGTTCATAGAAAATAAATAACCGCCATCAGGGTAAACTATGCTTGCTATATTTGTGTTTTTAATCCCAACATTGTAATGAGTTCCAATTTGTTTTTGATTTAACTCTGACTTATAAAAAGCAACTCCGTCTATAAAAAATTCAATTGCTGAGGACCCAGATAAGAATGAAACGTTTTCATTTGTAAATTTAAAGCTATTTAAATTTAATATACTCTTTAACTCAGAGTTAATGTATAGGGCTATATTCCCTGGTGAGAATGTTCCAACTATGTACATGGCCTCTGACTGGCTGTATGTGTAAGAAACCTCTTGTCCCTGAACAGAAAATACAATGTTTCCGTTTTCATAAAAAATACCTATATTATTTACTGGGTCTGATACTAAATTGACTCTAGAAGACGTAAAATCATTTATTAAAACCCAGGCCTCAATGCTAAAAACATTATCTGGGTATATACTTGAAGCAATTCCACTTACTGGATAATATATATTAGTTTCTGGAAGCACCTGAGTTCCTCTTTGTCCACCAGAAATTAATGGCATAACTTTTTTATTTGAAGCTTCCGTTGCAAATCCGTCATTGAAGTTTCCAGAAAAATCATATACAGGTAAACCGCTAATAGCAGCATAAGATATGCCAGAATCTTTTAAATGTTGATACGTTGGGAAAAATGTTCTAAGTATGTCGTAAGAAGAAACATCACTTGATGCAACTTCATCTAATTGATAAAAAGCAATCGGTTTATCTTTTAAAATAGCATATTTGTATGACATATGCTAACCTTCTAAAGATTTTACTCTTGCCGAAAGTTCCTGTACCGCTTTTATTAATGGCGCAATAAATTCTTCATACCTAAGAGCCTGTTCTGAATCTTGGTCAGTTTTGTCCAACAAAACCCATCCTCCAAAATCAACACCAGCGTCTTCAATTACCGACTGCACCTCTTGTGCTATTAAACCCCAGTGTGTTCTTTCTCCTGGAATCGATGATCCGTCTTCTGTCTTTGATCCCTCGATAAACTTATAGCTAACTGGACGCAAGCTATTAATAAAATCAAGACCAAGTAAAGAGTCCTGTACATTTGTTTTTAATCTTGAATCTGACGTATTAATGGTTCCAGTATTTGAATATATTGTTTTCCAAAATCTATTTGTTGTTACTCCGTTAGGTGAGTCTATGGGCTGACCAATTGCATATAAATTGTTAAATCTTGGATACCAATTTGAATTAACTCCAAAAACGTTTGTAGTCGGTATGTTCAAACCAATGGAAGTATCCACTGGATCAATATTTGCATTTGCTCCAGCAGCGCCATCTGCGCCTGGTGCTCCAGGTGCTCCAGGGGTTCCAGGGGTTCCTTGTTCGCCTTTGTCTCCCCGTGGGATTACAAAATTTAATTTTACATCAGAAGATGTGCCAGAGTTTGTTACACTTGCTGTTGTTCCAGCATTGCCAGTTGTTGTGGACTGTATTACAATTGTTGCTGCAGCATCTCCTTTTGCTCCTGGATTTCCTTGTGCTCCTGGATTTCCTTGTGGGCCTACAATATTTGTTCCAGATGCCCAGGCATTGTTTAATTTAGGACCAAAAATTTTATTAGAAACTGTATTTATATAAAAATCTCCATTTGATCCATTTGCAGAAGTTGGATCAACTGTTCCATTTAATACACTGTTACCACCAATACTAGTTCCAGAATTCCAAGCACCAGAAACTTTTGGGCCGAATATAGAATTACTTGTAGTGTTAATATAAAAATCACCATCAATTCCTGTGCTAGAAATGGGATTCGAAGTTCCATTAAGTACGCTATAACCCCTTGGTCCAGTAGCCCCAGTGGGACCTGGATGTGCATCTAAATATGCATCAACATCTTCTGCTAGCCGCTCAAGATCTCTTGGAACATCTGGAGTGTCTGAATATTGCGGGTAACGAAACCCTTTTCCTGTTGTGCTCATTTTTTAATTATACCACCCAAGCTTTTATCATACTATAAACCACCAACGTGAAGTGTTTGGCCAGTCAAACTATTTGACCTCTCGTCTAAAAGAAGCTCTACCAAGTCAGATATATCTTTCATTTCAAACATGCGCTCAATTATTTGTGCCTTTAAAGCAGGCTGATTTCCACCAACAATATGCTTTCTTGAAAGGTCGCTCATTATAACTCCTGGGGCAATACAGTTTGCCCTTATTTTTGTATTGGACAGCTGCTTTGCAAAGCCTCTAGTAAATGACTCTACTCCAGCCTTTGAAGCTGCGTACATAGTCGCTTCGTTAGATATGTGTGCAGCTAAACTTGATATATTTACTATAGATGTGTGAACTTCTGGATTCATATTTTGAAGGAACGCTTGACATGAATTAAACACTCCATTTAAATTTGTATCTATGAGGTTATAAACTTTGTCTTCAAAAAATATTCCAGCTGCAGAAGGCTCATATATACCAGCGCAATTTATTAATCCAGTTACCTGTTTTTTGCTATCAAGTATGTCTCTAGATATTCTATAAAGCGCTTTTATATCTCTAACATCTGACATAATAGTTGGAAATTTAGGATCATACATTGGTTTATTTAAAGTAATTCCAAGAACTTCTTTACCCAACGAGTGAAGTCTTTCTCCTACATCCCGCCCCATTCCAGATCCAGATCCAGTTACAATTATCATTCTGAACCGTCCGAATAGTATGGATTCTTTCTATTGTGGTACCAGTTTGGCAGAGAGTATCTAGTTCCCTTTGTAACTGCGTCAACCTCATGAACATAAACAAAATTAGATGGGAAGAAAAGTATTGTTCCAGCCTCTGGCTTAAGCTCAAGATTAAGATGTGGGAATCTTAATGTTCCGCCTTCATAATCATCATTGAGATATAGCAATGCAGACAAAACTCTGCTACTTATTCCATGATCTGAATGAGCTGGTAAAAATCCACTTTCTTTATATTTCAAAACATGCATTGTTTTTTCTCTAGCCTTAATATTTTTTTCTGCGTAAGGATAGATAGTGAAGTAGTGATTAAGTGCAGTTTCAAGAGAGCCAAATAGCTCTGAAGATATAAAATGCTGTTCTTTATAAAATTTATCAGAAATGGATATGTCTTCTGGTTTAGGCAAGAATTTTTGCCAACAGAAAACAGTTTTTTCTGGACCGCCATGATCATAATCCCAAGCAGTCCATTCTTTTACAAAAGGAGACTGATAAGACTCATCTTGTTGTCTTTTTATTTCTAGCTCTTCAATTTTATCAATAATTAATTGCGGATCTTTAATTATACCGTTGTACTGAACTACGCCAAGCGCAAGCTGTTTAAACTCCATTAGCATCCCTCAAAATCTGGATCCATAAACTCTTTTTGCGTTGATTGCATAAAGAGTGCCGTATATCTATTGCCAGTTTCAACTTTTGAAACACCGTGCAAATATTCATAGTCGTTTCCTGGGAAAAATAATGCAGAGAATTTCTTTGGACTGTGTGAAAAATTTTGTTTTGGAAAATATATGTCTCCCCCAGTGTAGCCATCATTGAGGTATATTACAGAGCTATATTCTATAAAAGGCTCCTTTTCTATTGCATCTATGTGAGGATTGCCACTCATTCCTGGGCCCCACCCTGAACCAAAAGATTTTGTAATTATCACGTCTTTATCTGTTTCAAAAAATTCTTTCTGAATTAAATTAGCTTTCTTGGCATACTTTCTTAATATACTCATAACCGTATTATTGTACGGGAAAGCAGTTCCACCATTTCTGTCAGCATAATAATCTGGATAGTTATTTACAGAAGAAGGGTTTGTGATTTCTGATATTAAAGTTTGTGCATCGTAGTCTTCAATAAAGTTTTCAACTATTTTTATTTTCATCCTAGTGGCACCCAACTTTGATCGTAGTACCCACCAGCTGAAATAAATCTAAGCGGTGTAACGTCATAGGCTATAGTTATTCTATCTTCTTCAAATGGCCAAAGACCAATGCTATGGGGGTGTCCAGTTTCCGATAAAATTGCTCTATTGTTTTTATTAACATTTTCAAAGGCAGCATCACCATGTATTTTATAATAGGTGGAGCTTGGTTCTGCATTTACGCAATAGTATCCATGAAAATAAGGGAACCCTTTGCCCTCGGAATGGTCGTGATATGAATCTTTGTTGTCTAGGTCAACATGGTTTTTGCTTCCTTCGGAATTAAACCACCCATGCAACATAAACTTTTCTTTTTCGAAATCAAGTCCATAATATTCACAGGCTTCAATTGTCAAAGACCTTAAAGTTTTATACAGGTTATAAATTTCTTCATTGTAAAACTGAAAGATGTTGTAAAAGTTGTCTATGCGCTGTGGATTATAGCTATTAAAATAATCTTTTGGTGCTGTAGCAAGTACATCTTTCCCTACACCAGCTACTTGACCGTTCTTTAGCTCTTCTTTTTTATTAAGCAAATATTCCTTTAAGCTATCTAAATCATTATTTAGGTAAGCGTCAAAAAATTTATGCTGCTTAGTATTATCCATTAATTTATTATCCTTGTCTTGTTTAGATATCTCTCTCCGCCAATTTTGTCGGTTTCTGATTTTTCAATTGTGTACTCAATATCATCATCTTCGAATGGAAATGGTATTACTTCTATCCCAAACAAACCAATGATATTTCTTTCATTGTTTTCTATAAACTTGTTGTATTTGTGAGTTAATGAAAATGGGACATAGCCATTATTTTCAAGAGGAAGGGTGTTGTTTTGAAACAACTTTGTTGGGCAGCACAGTAAGTGGTAATGTTTTTGATTTATCATTATAGACATCTTTTCTTCTTCTCCATAATATTTAAGCTCCACTGGGTATCCAACACGCTTTATGTCAGAACTTAAACAGAATATAAAGTCTCTATCTATCATATCAACATTAGAATAATCTTCCGAAACAGACTTTATTTTTTCTATCATAAACAAATTTTTGTTTTTAAATTCTAATTTATGATTTCCAGAAATAATTGTTTGATTTTTATATCTTACTGATTCAATTTTATCTACTAAAGACACATCCCAGTCTTTAGACATAACAACTCCGTCTCCGCACTGCATAAAGTATTCTGAAGCAAGTATTCTTGATCCATCAAATTTGTGTGCGATTGGGCTTTTTATTGAATCCCACTTTGTGTGCTTATATATTATTTTTACGTGACTAGCAGTTATGTCAAACAATCTTGATCGCTCAACATTATTTTGATCTATGATGTAAAACGACAAGTCATGCAAGCCGCTAGATTTATTAACAATATCGGTAACACTATCAATCAGATCTTTATTCTGAAAGCTGTATACAAATATGCCAATACTTTTCTTCATTATAGGAGAGGTATCCAATGCTGCTGTGGTGCATTTGCTTCAATTAAGCTCTTTAAAGGCATTACGTCATAGGCTATTGTTACTCTAGGACCTTCCCAATCCCAGTCTCCCATTGCATGTGGGTGACCCATTTCAGAAACAATCATTCTATTATTCTTATTATGGTTTGCAGTTTCTGTGCCAAAAACATTATAGTAGGTGATTGAGGGCTCTGCGTTTACTGAATAGTAACCGTGAAAATAGGGGGCATAAGGGCCGCCGTGATCATGCCAATCAAGCTTACCAGTATGATTGTAATTAATGTTAAACCAACCTTGTACCATATACTTTTGTTCTTCAAAATTAACTCCGTAATATTCACACGCTTCTTTTATAATATCAGAAAGTGATTTATATAGCTTGTGAATCCCATCGTGGTAGAACTGAAATACATTATACTCTCTCCACTTGATCGTGGAAACACTTGAAGACGAAAGCCAGGCATCTTTCTGGTTTACTGGAGTAATTCCTTTTAGACTTAGATTTTCCATGCTTGCGTATTGGTTTTGCAAAAATGTTGCTAAGTCTTGAAGATCGTTGTCTAAGTATCTTTCAAAAAACTTATGATCTTTACCGCTTGGCTTATTCAGCATCATCGGATTGTAATCCATCTGACATTCCTTTTCTGTAATTTTTCCTTTGCCATATATAGTTTTTATAATATGCAAATATTGATATTCTTCTTCGTTCTTCTTTAATCTTGTTTTCTTCTATACTCTTTTCGGAGTAATCTATTTCCAAATCCCAATCATCTCTTTTGATTGGTATCATTTGAAAGATAGGAGTTCCTTTTGGTATTGTTCCAATAAAATTCCTTTTTAAAAAAAAGGCAGTAAATACTGGAGTGTGCCATTTATCTGTATCAATTATCCCAGATAAAGTCGTGAATGGCAAGTCATGCCTATTCATTGGGTGGGTTATTAGCATTGAGTACCCTGGTGGAGTCTCACAGTACCAATTTACCTTCCATCCAAAATGTAGGGGGTGATGGGCTGTAGGAACTGGGACGTCAATCATGTTTCTTTTATCTATTATCATGGCTTCCCCGTCCCAGGTTATTGTAGGGAATCCGTCTTTATCTAAATCAACATGCACGTCATAGTCAAGCTTGTACATGTAGCCAGCAGCCAGGGTATCAAAAAAGGGCATACATAATTTAGTTCCAGCCGCACTTCCGTCAGTTCCACGATCATTTACTGGGTGAAGTTTAGATATGTTGTTAGACTTTTGAAAACGAGAAAGTCTTCTATACCAATCTGGTAAAAACCTTACAGAGGGTTCTGGTTCTGAAAGATAATTATTGCTCTTCGGATCAAAATTACTTCCAAACGTTGCTGGGGTAAACTTTACTACTTTACTCATTGCAAAGCCTGTCAATAAAATCGGAAGATGCATTTATTTGCATTTCATACATGTATGAACCCCTTTCTATTATTCCAACAGTTTCTGTTTCCATATGCCTTTTAGACTTAGTAAAATAAAAATCAATAAAGCAAGGTTCTTTTATTCTATCATTTTCGTTGGATTTTGTAAAAGAGCCCCTAAAGTCCATAATTTTAATTGATGGGTTTTCTATTGTTGAGGTGACAAAAAAATCAATATCCTCATCTATAACCCAAGGAGTATATAATTTAAAGCACCTATCAGAAATAATATCCATGCCTGAAGTATCATATACATTGGGGGATGGGTAAAATTGTCTTTGCCAAACCTTATCAACCGAATAAAAAATCTCATTGATTGGTTGTGATTTAAATATACCAAGGTGCCCAAGCGGTGGGTCAGCAATCTGAACTAGCATGTCAGCATAATTATAATATTCTATTGTAGCTGAAGTATCCGAAGTTTTAATAACTTTTGGCCTAATAGAAAAAAAGGAAGCATATAAATTTACTGGTTTTAATATCTTGTCGTGATACTCACGGCTAAATTTTACTTCATTCCAGGCAGCCCATTTAGGGAACATGTTAGAATAATTCATTATTTCTGCAAAAGTCATAGTGCCCATCTTGCTCCAAGACTCTGCTTCATATGGTGTTTTTAATATGTTTTTAGATGGCTTCACTTAAAGGTTTTCTTTGACCACTTTTTTAAACGATATCCATTTTGAAAAACAGATCGTACTGACAATTGGCTCGCTCTGTTTGCAAGATCAGAGTCTTTATCTTTATTAATTTCGCTTTCCCAATCATCTCTCTTAAAAGGTATTACTTGTAATAGCGGAGTTCCTTGCTTGATTACACCTTTAAAACCCTTTTCAACAAAAAAAGAAAGATATCCATCAGAAGGATATTCGTCGGTATCAATGAGACCTGGTATTGCTCTTATCGGTATGTGGTCTGCGTGTATTGGTGCAATGAATAATGAGCTATAACCTGGTTCTGTTTTTGCAAGCCACATTGGATGTATTCTTAAAACATCATTGTGGAAGTAAGGTGGTATTGGGTATTCCGATATTTGCTCTTTAAGGTGATGGGCCAAAAGAAATTTTTGAAACTCCATAACATCGTTTGCAACTTCAAATTTTACTCTTTCTCCAGTAGCATCAATATTTAAATCCATAGGACAAAATAAATAATACCCTGCAGCCATTGCATCAAATACAGCTTGGCATTTTTTTACAGTAAGAAGCATGTTTCCGTTATATACTCCATTATCGTTATTCAAATAACTTTCCTGCTTTTTCCACCACTCTGGTATGTGTTTTTGTATCGACTCTGGCTTAGGAAAAACACCAGCCAGGAATCTGTACTTGGGAATAAATTCTATTTTACTCATATTATAGGCATCCATTTCTGATAGTATTGTCTGTGTAAATATTCAAGTGGTGATATATTTATAACTACCGCCATAAAATCATCGCTTAAATTATTAAAAACAGCTTTTGTAGATGAATTAAATATCATTAAGCTTGATGGCTCCATATTTATATCATTGTCTTCTACTACTATTCTATCATTATTTGATGAAATAATATATAGGGCCCAAAATGTAGTTCTAAAATTTGGAGCAAAGTTTAGAGGTACGGATATCGGAATATTTTTATTGTTAATTACTCTACCATATAGATAGGGAAAGCTTCTTTCAAAATTAATTTTTTCTTCAGCAAATATATTCTTTACAGAAAGGCACACCTCTTTATATATAGAATATATTTCTTTACTATACATTCCAAAAAAATTAAATGTGTTTGGATCAACTAAGGATACACGTTTTGCTTTTTTTGATATATTCTTTCCAAAGCCTTTATTTATATCTGCAACATGCTCAAACATGGAGTCTACCATTTCTAAATAGTTGTGCTTTAGAAAAGCGTTGTCTATGCCATTAACTCTTTTTATCATCTGGCTCCCAAATACTAAATGAATGCCATGCTGCTGGCATTATAGGATCTTTATATGGTGCATGCTCTGCTTCTAATAAGACTTGTGGCTTTACCCCGCCCATTATGTTGTCCAGCTCTTCTGGCTTTGATATATCGACTCTTTTCATAAAAGATATGAGCTTAGTCATTTTTAATTGCAAATCAAATCCAGCCTGTGTGTGTGCACCGCCTTGTCTAACTAATACGTTATAGTAAAATCTAAAAATAGAGTATCCAAGTATTGCAAGAGAAGAGTTTATTCTTTTTCTTCTCTTTAAAGGTGATGTGTAAAATCTATCACCATAAGCAATATGACAATTTTTATCTTTATCATATTGAGCAAACATTATTGAAGCCCATGAATCTGGGTAAGAATTGTTTATAAAATTAGAAAAAACTATAGTTCCAGAAGGTCTATCATCATTAAAATAAATACATTCTATTGCTCTAGAACCGTATCTATCATTTAAGATTGTCCACTGTCCCCACGAGCCAGAAAGGTAAACTGGATACCTTCTAAAGGTAGGAAATATATTTCCTTTATACCAGATTACCCTTCTGAACCCATAAGCAATAAGTTGCTTTAGAGTGTGTAGCATTAATTATGCTGGTGGATTGTTTGGATCAACAGGGTTATCCTGTTGAGATTGCTTCCATTGCTGGTAAAGCTCTTCTAGCGAAGTAGATAGATTTTGTTCTGGCGAGGTTATAACTCCTGGCGCATTTAAATCTAAAGGCTGTGAATCGTGAACCAATGCATTGTCTGTAAAGAATACGTCGTAAGGCTCGGTGTTAATTGTAATAACTAACTCTTTTCCTGTTGATTCTCTTAGTTCAATAATTGGCTGCCAGTCTTGGAATGTAGGAGAGAATACTAGATCTGATTCTACTACATCAGTAACATTAACAAACTTTCCAAGTCCGTCTCTCTTTACAAGTATGTAGTGAGATATGGAGTATTTATTTCCGTTAATAACAATAACTTTGTCAACAATGTGTGCTGATAAAGCAGTAATTGTAGTTTCAACTGCTGTGTTTATTACTGGATTCTCTTCAGACCAACCTGCAAAGTATTCTGCAATTGGGACCTCTGTTGCAAGATCTAATCCCTCAATATCAGCTGAGTAAAGAACATCTCCTACTGAAAGGTTATGTGCTAGAACTAGTCCTTCTGGGACCTTAGAGCTGATAAGTGTATCTGCACCAATTGATTTAACTGGTGTGAAACCAAATGGAGTAAATCCAAACGGAGTAAATCCAAACGGAGTAAAGCCAAACGGAGTAAAGCCAAATGGCGTAAATCCGAATGGGGTGAAGCCGAATGGCGTAAATCCGAATGGGGTGAAGCCGAATGGGGTAAATCCGAACGGAGAAAATCCGAAAGGAACAAAGCTAAATGCTGTTGTTACGTTTCCAGATGATCCAGATGTTCCTGAGTTACCATTGGCATTTGTTGCATAAACTGTATAAGTCTGAGCTGAGCCCATTTCTTGACCAACTACTACAGATGTGCTTGCTGTGTCTCCAGCTTTTCCGTCAGATGCTGCCCAGCGATAGTTTGTAATTCCTTTTCCACCATTTGCTGGGGCTGACCATGAGACGTTGTCTTGTCCAGCATTTGGAGAAGAAGCGCTTGGTGCTGAAGGCGTATTTGGAACTGTTGTTGCTGTAACTGAAGCAGAAGCTGCAGACGCAACAGATGTTCCAGAAGCATTCGACGCCCGAACTGTGAATGTATAACCAGTACCAGACAAAAGTCCTTGTACTGTTAGTGGGGAAGAAGCTCCAGTGGCTGTAAAGCCTCCTGGAGACGATGTTACAGTGTAAGAAGTAGCAGCAGGCGAATCACCTGGTAAGCTAAAGGATACAGTTACCGCACCATTATTGTATGGACGGTTTGTTCCAACATCTGTTGCTGATGTAATTGACGGCTGTTTAGGCTCAAGGAAGTCATTGGCTGCCTGTGATCTTTGTCCGAATCTTTTAATAATTGCCATTTATATATCTCCTAAGTTTCTTTAAGCTGAAAGATCGCCCATTACGATCCATGTATTTGCTGCTCTCTTTAGAAGGGTAGCTGATGACCACTGGGTTCTTAATTTTAATCCTGGTGTTGCATTAACTGTTACTCCACCTGCACCAGCAATTGAAACTTGGCCAGTACCTGACTGAAGAATATCAATTGATGTTCCAACTGGGTAGTTAACTGTTGCATCTGCTGGAATTGTAACTGCTACTGCTGAAGCAGAAGAGACTTCAATTAAGTTATCTCTTTCAGTAAGAGATGAAAGTGTGTATGCTGCTGTTTTCTGAATAATTGGTGTGCGTGAAGGAACGCCTTCTTTTGTCTGTGTGCCGTCTGTAAACGCTACTCCTGCTGCTGCAACTGTTACTGTGCCAGTAAATGTTGGTGAAGCAAGTGGAGCCTTTAGAGCAAGGTTTGTTGTTACTGTTGATGCGAAGTTTGCGTCATCACCAAGTGCTGCTGCAAGTTCGTCAAGAGTATTTAGTGCTGCTGGAGCACCTGTTAATAATGCGTTAACCTGTGATGTTGCATCTGCGATTGCTTCTGATTTAGCAGTTGCAATTGCTGAAGCCTGTGCTGTAGATACTGGCTTAGCTGAGTCTGCTGTGTTGTCAACATTTGCTAGGCCTACTGAAGACTTTGTAAGTGCTGCTACTGCAGTTGAAACCTTTGTATCTGCTGCAGTACCTGCTGCTGTAATTGCTTCTGACTTAGCAGTTGCGACATTTGCTGTAGTTGCAAGAAGTGACGTGTCTGCAATTCCGTGAACATTTGTTGTGTCTGCTGTGTGAACACCAAGAGCTGTATCTGCAGCAGCTATTGCTGCTGTTTGCGCTGTTGAAGATGATGTGTCAGCATAAGACTTTGTTGCAAGAAGTGTTGTATCAGCAATTCCATGAACGTCTGTTGTATCTGCTGAGTGTCCTGAAACTGCACCATCTGCATAAGTACGGTCCTGAGTAGACTTGCTGTCTGTGTATGTATTTGCTGATGTTCCTGCATTTGTTGCTGCTGTCATAGCAAGACCATGCTGTGTATTTACATATGAAACAGTTTCATCTATTTCTGCATCTGTGTATGTCTTTGCTGCATTAAACTTTGTATCTGTGTATGTCTGTGCTGTATCAAACTTTGTATTTGCATAAGTTGTCAAGTCTGTTCTAGCCAAAGAAACGTTTGATAGCGTTGCAAGCAAAGAAACGTCAGGGATTCCGTGAACATCTGTTGTCTTTGTCTTGTGTACATCTAGAGCCAAAAGATCTTGTGTCTGTAGATACTCTGCATATGTTCTTGTAGAAATGACAGTTGTATCTATCTCTGATGTAGGAACTTTACCCTGTGCATTAAGAGATGCTACTCCGTTGGCTGCCCCTCTATCATCTAGCGGAATGTATGTTGAATCTACTGTATTGCTTAATGAGCTAATAGCTGATGTTACGTATGACCGATTTGCCCATACAGTGTCATCAATTGCAATTGTAATTGTATTTGCGCCATCGTTGTATGTCTTTGTAAGACCAGTTCCCATTGAAAGGGCTGCGTTAATTGCGTCTTGTGATATTTCGGTAATGCCAGCTGTATCAGCATTAGCGTATGAAAGCGCTGACCATGTTGCTGTTCCGTTACCAAATTTAAATTTATTTGTGTCTGTTTCAACACCCATTTCTCCTGCTGCCAGGATTGGGTTTGTTGAGGTCCACTGTGAAGCGGTTCCTCTTCTTACTTGAATTCTTACTGTTGCCATTTTGATCTCCTATTTTATATTATAGCATTTTTTGTTTTAAACTAGGCTATTTCGCCTGAGTCAAAAACGAGTGAAGCATTTGTTGATGTCGGTGTTCCGCCATCTGCAAATTTAGTTGCAGTTGTAACTACACCATTTGCCTGAACTGTATATACTGGCTGGCCATCATAATCTATTGCTAGACCAATGTCCATCCAAGAAACCATGTCATCACTAGGTATTTGAGAAACCAATGCGATTGGCTCCCAAATTCCGTTGATGTAAATTTCTAATTGATTCGAGGCTGAGTTAAATGCTACAGGAGTAGACCCCAGTGTTATTTGATTGCCCTCTACTACGAGGCCATTCTTTACTCTAAAATTCTTATCCGTTGTTGCCATTTAAGTTCACATATCCCCTAATTGTTTTGTGGGGTTTTGGAAGGACCCCATACCTTTTATTCAATTACTTAAGAAGTGTTCCAGATACTTTAACTGTTGAGTTATCTGCTGGAGTTACTCTTATTCTTACATTTGAACCTGATACATCTGCTGTAATAGTTCCTCTTGATCCATTAGTTCCGACAATTGCATATTCTGTAATTGCTACGTTATCTGATGCATCTAATGTTATTAGAAGTTCTGAAACTTCATTATGTGTTGCGTTGTCAATCTTAACAAGAACCTTAGCTGAGCGATAATCTGACTTTGCCCACTCATAAGCTGTTCCAGCAACTGATGCTGTCCCAGATGATGAAGCCGCAAATTGCTTAGCTTGATCATTTACGTTTAGCGCTGTAAATGCTGTTGTTCCTGCTTGCTGAGCTGTGTTAGCAGCTGCTGCTGTTGCTTCCGCTGCTGCTTGTGCTGCGTTGGCCTTAGTTGTAGCGTCTGCTGCTGCTGCAGAAATTGCTGCTGCTTGAGCTGCGTTAGCCTTGGTTGTTGCGTCAGATGCTGCTGTCGCTACTGAGGCTGCGTCTCCTGATACTCTGAGAGCTGCTTCTGCGGCTACCTTAGATGCTGCGTCAGCTGCTGCTGCTGTTGCTGCTTCTGATTTTGCAGTTGCAATTGCTGTTGTAACATCAGCTGAGTTAGCTTTTGTTGCTAGTGCTGATGTAAGAGTTGTTGTGTAATTAGCATCATCGTTAATTGCTGCTGCTAATTCGTTTAATGTGTTAAGAAGTGCTGGTGCACCATCTACTAATGAATCTACTGCAGTTGAAATTGCTGTATTACGGTTTGTAACCTCTGTTGAGATTGCAGTTGAAAGTGCTGCTGCTGCAGTAGCTTCTGCTCCTGCCTTTGCTGCATTTGCCTTAGTTGTAGCGTCTGCTGCTGCTGCAGAAATTGCTGCTGCTTGAGCTGCATCTGCCTTGGTTGTAGCGTCTGCTGCTGCTGCAGAAATTGCTGCTGCTTGAGCTGCGTTGGCTTTAGTTGTTGCATCTGCTGCTGCAGTTGAAACTGAAGCTGCATCGCCTGATACTCTAAGTGCTGCTTCTGCAGCTACCTTTGTTGTGGCATCTGCTGCGGCTGTTGAAATTGCAGATGATGCTGCGGCATTTGCTTTTGATGTTGCATCTGCTGAAGCGGTAGCCTCTGCTGCTGTCCGAGCTGCTGCTGCAGAACCTGCTGCATCAAATACGCCAGACTTTACGGATAGCTTTCCAGCTCCGTTTACTTCAAGCTGTGTAGACTCTACTGATTTTACAAGAGTTGCACCGCCAACAAGATTAAGAATATAATTATCTGATCCTGTTTCTGTAAGTATATTTTGGCCATTGATTGTACCTGTTGTACCTTCAACAATGAGGCCAGACTTAATTCTAAAATTCTTTACTACTGTTGCCATTTATATGACTCCTCTTACTGCTTTATTATATTTTTATTGCTGTTCTTGTAAATCTAGCGGTTATAGAACCAGAAACTGGAGCTACCTTAAAACTAATTATACCTGAATTTTGTTCAAATGTATAAGTAAATAGACTTGTATTTGTGTTGGATACAATGTCGGATTCTACAACATGAACATCTACTCCATCGCTTACTGCTGTCAGATTAGATCTGTAGAAATATGCATTTTTTGTTATCTGTAAAGAGTACTGAACGCTTCTCCATGTATCTACTGCAAAGTGATCTATCTGAGTAGGATTTTCAATACCAGTTACTTCAAGATCATTGTTTCCCTCTAGTCCCAAAAGCGTAGAAATAGTATCAGTGTTGTTTGTTATATTAGCGACTGCTGTAGAAAGGTTGTTTACCTTATACGTGATTGTGGAGCTGTCCGCAGAATTTGTGACTCCAAGAACATTTTCGATTGCCTCAATAGCATCATTAGCGTTGGCATGCTGTGCAGCATGCCCCGTTAGCTCATCTGTTGCTGCTGGGTTTGATAGGTTGTCTTTTGATGTAGGAAATGAAGTTGCCATTGCCCCCCCTTGTAAAATATGTACTAGTGTTAATTATATCAGAATTTATTATTAAGCAGGAGGGTTTTCCTGAGAAAGCTTCCATTCTTGATAAATTGTTTCTAATGCTTGTGAAAGATTCTGGTCGGAAGATGTTATTACTCCTGGAGTATTTTCATCAAACTCGTGAGAGTCATGGACAATAGCATTATCTGTAAAAAATACATCATACGGCTCGGTATTAATAGATATTACAAGTTCCTTACCTTCAAGAACTTTAAGGTCTATTATTGGCTGCCATGAATCAAATAGTGGGCTAAACACCATGTCAGACTCAAGCACTTCATAGACTTTTACAAATTTTACAATGTTTTCTCTTTTAACTAAAACATAGTGTGAATAAGAATATTTGTTTCCGTTAATAACAATAACTTTATCAACAATTCTTGCAGACAACGAAACAATTGTTGTTTCAAGATTTGTATCAATATTAGGATTTTCTGTTGACCAGGATCCAAGGTACTCAGACAAAGTTTGTCCAGATGAAAGATCTAAGCCTTCAATGTCTGCCGTATACAAAATATCTCCAACAGAAAGGTTGTGGGCTAGAGTTAATCCTTCTGGAACTTTTGATGCTACAAGTGTGTCTGCACCAATTGATTTAACTGGTGTAAACGAAAACGGTGTAAAACCAAATGGTGTAAACCCGAATGGTGTAAACCCGAATGGGGTGAAGCCAAATGGCGTAAAACCAAATGGTGTAAAACCAAATGGAGGAACATAGCATGCATTTGGTATTCCCAATATAGCTATAATTTGATCGCTAGTAAGATTAGGATTTTGTGTTTGCCCATAAATATAACTTGTTCCAGCTCCACCTGATGGTGATCCGTATCCTCCGCTATATGCACCGCTAAATCCATTACATCTTACATATATTGCATATCCTGGTGCTTGGTACTGATATCTATTAATGCTAATAGAAGCTGGTAAAGATATATATCGTTTGTCATAAGCAGATCCAGCAATTGGAGATTGTGCAACAATTTTTCCATCTAACGTATAGTCTGAAGTTCCAGTGTTTTGGTTAGTTGTTAGTGTCCAATCACCATAGGTTCCATCTGATGTATATGTGCCCACATAATTTGGAGCATAAACATATTCTACTTCTGGCTCTTGGTACACATAAGAACTTACGCTTACGGTTAGTGGCAACTGGTTTTGAGGAACTAAATATGTTCCAGCTCCTGGGCTTTGACTTGCAATTTTTCCAGCTAAAGATTGATTAGATGTTCCAGTTGCTGCCGCATGATAAATTACATAGTTTGTTCCATTATTGGCACCTGGTTGACCAACAAAATTTGGGACTACTACAGATGTTGGTGGGTTTTGAGTAGCAGTTGCAACTTGAGCTGACGCAACTACATCTGATGTGCCAGCGCTATTTGTTGCTGTTGCAAATGCTCTAAATCGTGTTCCAGCTTCAACATCTAATGCATTTACGGTATATGATGGGCTTACACCAGTTGCAAATACAAATCCGTCTGATATAGAAGTTGGTGTTCTGTATGAATCACCTACAATTGATACTGATGTAGATGTTGGGTTCGGCGTCCAGCCAGATGTAGATCCATATAACGTAGTGCCTGGATAAACTGCTCCATTTGAAGAAAGAAAAGCCGTTCCGCCTGTTGGCTTAATATTTGCTGATGTAGCTTTACCAGCAACTGCATCTATGTATCCAGAAAAACCTCTTGCTGTTCCATAAACCCTAACTTTCCAAGGTCCAGTTTCTACACCTGCACCAGTCTGTATATATGCAAAATTACTTCCAGATGTTACTGGTCCACGATACCAAATCCACTGCATTTCATTTACTTCATCATTAAATGTTTCATAGTATATTTCATACTGAGTTTGATTAATATTAACAGCGTTCCAATTAATTCTAAGAGCTGTGTCATAAACATATGGAGATATTGCTTCTATTGTTGAGGTTACAGATGGCTTTTTAGGTAGTAAATCAAGAATATCTTTGCTTTGCCCATTACCAGTAAATTTAAAGTTAGGCTGCGCTGTTGCCCATTGCCACCAAGACAAAGCTTGGCTTGTGTCATTATAAGGCTGCACAGAAATTGACATTGTTGTTTTGCCAATTAAAAATTCTAAATCTGGAGACCCAAAATCTTTATCAAATAAGTTATTTTGTTTTCCAACAATTGTTAATTCTGTGTAAGGAATTCCTGGTCCTTGATACCATACCTTATATCCATCTGCACCTTCAGAAACATCCCAAAAAAATCTTATTGATCCGTTTATATATCCGCTGCCATCTTGTTGAACAAATGCTGTTGCATTTGCTATTCTTTGTGGAGGTAGTGGTGAGCTATCAATTGATGCATATACTGGCTCACTATCTGAAGACCCATTAACTGCAATAACCTTACATCTAATAAAATATCCTACTTGACTTGCAGTTAAAAGATAACTGCTTGAAGTTCCATTTGGCAAATCTTCCCATTGTGTTGTAGAACCCTGAACATTGTATCCTTTTTGCCACTGATACTTATATGATTCTGGAGTTATAGTCCAGGTTCCATTGCTAACACTTACTGTTTGTCCTACTCCAGCTCCAAATGATCCAGCAGACCATGTAAATTCTGGTAAAGAAATATTAGATTGCCCACTATATATTTCAACCCAAGCAGATCCATTCCAAGTAAAAGCTTTTTTAGCGAATTGCCATGTGGCTCCGTCATAAAGCTTAACTAATTTTGAATTTTTCCAACTTGAGCCATCAAATATTTTAATAGACATTTTTAGCTCCTAGTACTGAATATATATATCGCCGACGGCAGTTCCAGATGGTGGAGTAGCGCTAGTTCCATATGATATTACATTTGAACCTATTGAGGTGTTTGAATTTGAATATCCAGCAGTTACTGTTAGGTTTCCTCCGAGTGATACCGCATTTCCATTAATTGTAATTTGGCTATTTAGTAGTTTTTCATTTGTTATAGCTCCGCTTTGAATTAAACTTGGAAGGATGTATCCGCTTGCACTTATTCCTGCAAAACCAGACGCTACGTTTCTATCAGCTTCTTCAAGATATCCTCCAGAGCTCAATGTGTTTTGTAAACCAGTAGAAGTAACATAAGAAGATGCTGCATTTTCAATTGTTAAATATGTTGAAGCAGCATTTGCTGTTGTTAAGTAGCCAGCTATAGAAGCTCCTGCTGGAATTGTTACTGTTCCAGTAAATGTAGGATTAGATATTGGAGCTTTTAAGGCAAGATTTGTTATTGTTGCATATGTTGATGCCGCATCTGTTGTTGAAAGCTTCAGGCCAATTGATGTTGTTAATGCAGTTACTCCGCTTTGATTTGATTGCAAAGCAGATGCTAATTCTCCAAGTGTATCTAGCGCTCCTGGTGCAGAATTAACTAAACTTGATACCGCATTTGATATATCCGATACTCTTGCAATTGTGGATGGTATAACAGATGTCTGTAATAATCCATTTGAATCTAATCCAGCAAAACCACCAGATATATTTCTATCTGCTTCAGAGACAGTTGTTTCTAATACTGTATCTATTGCTGTATCTATTGATCCGCCAGCTCCTGTAATTTTTATATCTAGTGAATCAACTGCGTCTAAAGCATTTCCTAAAATTTCTGTTGTTTTTGCATTTAATGCTGATACTGCTCTAGCATTTGTAAAATATAAGTTTGTGCCTTCTGTAATTCCAGTAGTAGTAAGGCTACCAGTTAAAGCGGCTACTGCTCTTGCATTTGTAAAATAAAGTCTAGATCCTTCTGCAATATCTGATGTTGTCAAGGCTTGAGTTGCTGATGTAATAGCTGCATTTCTTGCAATTGCTTCTGCGTTTACCGCAGAGCTAATTGCTCCAGTTACAGATGCATTATAATTTGTTATTTTTGTATCAGCTGCTGCAGATGCTGCGGAAATTGCTGCAGATTGCACGGCATTAGACTTAGAAGTTGCATCTAGTGCTGCTGCGGAAATTGCTGCAGATTGTGCAGCATTAGCCTTAGATGCTGCATCTAAAGATGCGGTTGTAATTGCTTCTGTTTTGGCTGTAGATATTGCTTGATTTCTATTTGTAACTTCAAGTGCAATTGCATCTGCTATTGCTGTTCCAACTGCAGATATTGCTCTGGCATTTGTAAAATATTTGTTTGTTCCTTCTGGCAAATTAGTAGTTGAAAGCAATGAAATAGCATTTGCAATATCAGCGTTTATTGAAAAATTATCTGGTAGCTGAGAAATTGATATTTTGCCTTCTGAATTAAGTACTGCTAAACCATTTGCTTCTCCTGGTTTAAATGCATACGATGTTTGATCATTCCATCTTCCACCGTTTCCAATTTTAAATTTTAATGTATCTGTTTCAATACCTATTTCTCCGCTTTTTAAAACTGGGTTATGAAGTGTCCAGTTTTGAGATAAGTCTCTTTTAAGTTGAATTCTTATTGCCATTAGTTTGAATCTCCCAAGTCTAAAATTTCATCCTCAATTGCGGATGGTGCTGCAGAGCCCCCGTCAACAATTGTATCATCTATCTCTGGCTCAAACATAGAGTTATGCTCTCCACCATCTAAAAGAGTTAAATCTTGATAAGTTCCATTATCGTTATTAGACATAGGGTCTCCTCCTTCTATTCCCACAACTTGTGGGATATTTGCTTGCGGTCCTGCTTGATCATTAAATGAATCAAATCTTATAACATTTTGTACATCAATACTATGTACTGATCCATCAAAAGCATGCGTATGTGGATAAAATGGTGTGGGGTCGTCACTTGGAGGAGTTAGCTCTAGCCAAGATAAACCATTATATATTCTTATGTTTTTAGTTAAAACATTAAAATATACATCGCCCTCAATTGCAGAAACTGGATCCGTAGACATAGTTAATAGGTTAAGAGGAACAACCATTTTTCTTGACATTTTATCCTACAATTACAACTTTATATTGTCCAGCTGTTGGTGCTTGGGCAAAATCTACTGTTACGACATTTGAGCTTGTTCTTTTTACATCTGCCTCAACTTGTGAAAACGGGCTAGCTGATTCGTAAATTTGAACTGTTACATCTGAAGTTCCAAGATTGTGTGTTACCGTATATGTTGTTAAAGAATCTGATAATACTGCAGCAAATTTTCTTGCAATTCCGTGAAAGTTTCCACCGTTATTTGTTAGCTGCCACTGGGATGCGCTTTCTTTCCAGACTAGTGAAACATCTGATTCTGTACCACGCTCAACGATAATTCCAGCATCTGCAACAGGTGTTCCTGCAAAGCCAGTATTAAGTCTAATTGTATTGTCTGCAATATCAATTTCTGTGGTGTTTACAGCGTTTAAAGTTCCCTGTACATTAAGGTTACCATTAACTTGTAGGTCTCCAGATATTGTTACGTTGTCTGGAAGTCCAATAGTTACTGCTGCATTAGATCCGCTGTTTGGAGCAACTGTTACTTCATTGGCTGTACCAATTATTGTTGATACATAGTCACCAGTAGTTTGTGTGGCAAGGTTAATAGAAATATTGGCATCGCTTGCGCTAGTTAATCTACCTTGTGGGTCTACTGTAAATGTTACTGTTTTGCTTGTTGATCCGTATGTTCCTGCTGTTACCGCTGTGTTGTCTAGATCTATTGTTGTTACGTTAGTTGCATCATCAAATGACTTTGTTAAGCCAACTCCGCCTTCTACATAAGACCCAATTGCATCTGTAATTACCTCTAAAGAACCAGAAGTAGAAATCCATTGTGTGCCATTCCAAAAATACAGAACGTTGTCGCCAGTGTTATAGTAAACCTGACCTGATACTGGGCTGCTTGGTGCTGCCCCTAAATTTTGAATTCTAGCATTGAGTAACTCATTTTTGTTGAGGTCAATACTAACTAAAAACTTTTTTGCCATTTGCTATCTCCTTTTTAGGACAGGTGTGCTGTCCCTGAAAATGGCTGAGCCATTGTCAATGTTATCGAATTTGTGTTGTTGTAATCTATGCCAGTTTCAAGCACATCTCCAGCGCTTGATTTTACTGTAACGTTCGGATTGTATCCAAGGTTGTGCTGTATTAATAAAGAATAAACTCCGCTACTTGGACCAGTTAACTGTGCAAGTTCCCAAGAATAAGATAGCGTGTTTGCTGTTAATGTTATTACTGCTGAATTTGCCCATGTTTGATCAGAGGTTTTTGGACCATATAATTTTGACGTTTCTTTGTCATAATAAAAATCATCTTGTAGTCCAAGATTATTTGCTGGTGTACCGTTGCCATTTAATATAGTTCTACCTCTAGGGCCTTGCGGTCCTGGAGAGGATACGACTACATCATTAACTATTTCATTTACAACAATAACTTCGGACATTATATTGTTACCGATCTATTTAAGGTCATGAAGCCCTCAAGGAGTTTTGTTTTATTCAAATTAGAATCTATAATCATAATGTCGTAAGATGACTTTGGATAGAAAAGTTTATTAGTTTGTGTAGGTGTCATTTTTACTGAAACCGTACCTGTTGGACCATCGATAGTGATTCCACCCGAAGGTGAAGTTAAAGTTACTGCTAACTTTGTACTACTTTTTGAATCACGAATCTGCATCTTTGCCGATGCTCCTGTTAGATCAATAGCGTTACCATCGTCGTCTTTATATTGTAATATAAAACTAAATGTTGCATTTTGATCTACTTCAAAATTCTTCTGTCCTGCCATATGCCATAGTCTCCTATATAGGAATACTCCTGTACTAATTTTAGCACAGGAGTATTCTTAATTGACTATTTTATTTATGCTTTATTTGTAAATCCAAAAGCTGGTTCATTTGGGTTGAGTGCTTTTAGGAGTACGGGTGCAATAGCTGCAAACGCTCCCATCAAAAGATCTCTTGGGTTTGTATTCCCTGTCATATATAGGGCAAGGGCTGCCGAAATAAATGCTCTTCCGTAAGTTGATAGCGCTGAAAGAATCTGTTCTTGCATTGTTACCTTTCCATCCTTGTTTAAATCCTTTTTATCGAATTTAGCCATATTGTCATCTCCTTGTGGGCGGGTGCCCAGGAATTTTCGGTTTCCCGAATACTATAAGTTTACCACTAAGAAGAGATATCCACAAGTTCACAGTTTCCGTCCGAACTGCAAGCAAGGGTTGCTGAAGGTGAAGTTCCGTCTTCTTTTTCATAAAAAGACAGGTCTTCCCAGCGAATATTCTTTGGCATTTTTAATACTAAAGAGTCATATTCCTCTTCTGTTATTTCTTGATAAGGGGCTTGCTTGTAAGAATGCTCTGAGTGTGGCAAAAATGAAATTCCAGATACCTCATCAAAATTCTTGTAAACCCAAGCTCCAACATCCATCCACTCGTCTTCTTTTACGGAAACTGTAATAGATGGTTTATGTTCACACCATGCACGTTGATATACCAACCAAATATTAAGGTGATCAATTGCTGTTAAATCATTTCTAACAATTGCTCCTTCTGGAGCCTTAACTGGAAATGAAAATACGTATGTATCGTTTGGCTTCATTACGTCATCTTCGACTGGAATTCCAACTTCTTTTAAAAATGTAGAAATTGGATCTCCTTTTGAACCACGAACTGTACGAATGTAATATGGTGAATGCCATGGATGCATTCCTGAAGATACCCCGACCAATTGAGACACTGTTCCAGAGGGCTTTACGCATGTAATAGCAGCAGACTCAGGAATCCCAATTTTCCCAGCCTCTTCCTTGTTTACTTCCCTTGCTTTTTCACGAAGCGTCATAAGAAATGCCTCTAAGGATATAATGTCTTCTTTGCCAGACATAAACTTGTGTCCGAACTGCCCAGTCAAAGAAACACCAAGGAGCCTTTCTTCTTCTGTATTGTCTTTCCAAATCTTACGAAGATATTTAAAGTCTGTTAGCGTTGACTGCCATGTGCCAAGAATTGTAGCAAGCTCAACCTTGCGTTGAATATCTTTCTTTGTATCTTTTTCACGTAGTACGACTTCTGAAAGGTTACAAAACTGGTAAGGACGTAAAATAATTTCTGAACATGGGTTAGTTCCGTAGTGTATATCTGGATCTCTTCTTCCATATTTGGCTGCTTGGGCTTGAGCTGCGGCCACATTATATATACCTCGTTCTCCTGACTTTGAATCATAAAGAGATTTCCATTCTGCAATAAATTGCTCCATCTCTGGTTTGCGAGAGTATGCAACAGAGTTATTTGATAGTGCACGTTGAGGGCTTAGCTCCCACCAGTTACCAGATTTGGCTTGTGCCATTTCAATATCATTAATGTTTGAAAGAGATATCATTGCAGAGCGTCGAACGCCGCCTACAACAACAACTTCGCCAATCTTGCACATAATATCATGGCATTCAATTGGCTTTAAGTTTCTTCCTGTAGCATTTTTAAATTTAGCAATTGTAAAATCAAAAAGGTTAATTAAGGGTTGTGGGCCAGAAGATCTTCCTCCCATTGTCTTAAGCCTTGCGCCCGCAGGACGTACTTTAGAAACATCAATAGATGGTATTTGTCCAGACCAAAGCAATGCAAGTAGTTCACGATATGCTTTTGCCCATCCTTGCTTTGAATCTTCTACGGTAATAACTGTAGTTGATTTTTCTAAAGATTCTGGGACTGGAGGAAGTTTATTAATGTATTTATACTCTACAGAAAACCCTACACCAGTTCCACACATAAGAACATACATAGTTTCGTCAAATGATCTAGCAGAATCAACTGGCAGGAATGCACAGTTGTATCCAGCAACATTATCTCTTTCTAAAGCTGGTCCAGAAGTCATTACGGCTCTCATGGATGGCATTACATTTCGTTCAAAAACAAACTCTTTTAATTCCGCAACTAGCTTTTCATTTGGAATATAATTATGGTTTTGTTTTAGGTGTTCTGTAATAAAAGAAAAATATCTATCTACTGTTTCTCCCCAAGTTTCTCTGCGCCCATCTGCTTCTACCCATTTTGCATATCTAGATAGTGCAATAAAGTTTTCATAAGGATTTTCAATAGTATTTTTCATTTGTCGCCTTTTCTCCGCCTTGCGGTATATTTTTTATTTGAGTTACTATTCTACCAAAAGAACTTTCTTTAAGGAAGAGATATCAAAATGTTTTATATTTTAGCGTGTATTTTATTAATCAACCAGAATGCTTGACATTGAAATTAGAAATAGTATACTTTCAATAGGGGGGTCGGGGGGTCAGTAAATCAATAAATAATTAAATATAAGATATATTATAATATATAAAGAGTAGTTTGTATACTTTTAATTTCAGTTAACTAACTTGACAGTAACTTAGACCCAATGCTATGATTGTAGTTCGTTATCTCTATAGGAGGAAATGCCAATGGAGAATATAAAGACGCAGTTTAGTGATCTGATTCACAACTGGACAGTAATAGCAGTGGCAACACTGTTTTTGTTTTCTGGAAGTCCATCATCAATCGCTTTAACCGTGACAGAACCTTTAGTGAAAACTGAAGCCCAATTAAAGCAAGAAGTCTTAGATAGTTTTAGTAAAGAAATTTACAAGCCATCTGAGATGCTTACAGACGAAGATCTAGTTATGCTACTCAAGACTGTAGGATTCGAAGGAGCAGGCCTTAAAAAAGCCTGGTCAATAGCAAAGCGTGAATCTAATGGAAGACCGCTTGCATATAACGGGGACAGAGAAACAGGAGATAGTTCTTACGGATTATTTCAAATAAACATGATCGGAGATTTAGGTCCAGCAAGACTTGAAAAGTTCGATTTGAAGAGTAACAAGGAGTTATTCGACCCAGTAACAAACGCAGAGATAACGTATTACATGACCAATGGCGGAAGTGATTGGTCAGCTTGGAAGGGTATGACCCCAAGAGCTAAGGAATTTTATTTAAAATTTCCGACAAAGTAAAGGGGATGGGATGAAGATACAATATGTATCAACCTACATCTCCATGTCAGAAGATGGATTGGTTGAAAAGCTATTATGCCCAGTAGACCAATCCAATCTTTTTTGTAATCAAGACCTAGAAGACAGAATATTTCTTTATTGTCTAGAATGCCAGTATAAAAACTTTATTGGTCTTGACCTGTACAATAGAATTATTAAGGCGGTAGAATTAAAGTATGTCAGTAATAATTAATGGTAAAGACTACGGAGACATAAAAGAGATTAGAGTTGGAATTCGTCCAGAATTTTCTTTTTTGTCCTCTAGGGCTCTTTCAGATAGAACTCGGATACTAAATGTTCCTATAGACCAGATTCAACACGGAATGATGATTTTTAATAGAGGCAAGGAAGAAATAATTGATTCTATATATGTAACACCAGAAGATACAAGAACGTCTTTCTACCACCTCCATATATATAAAACATCTGGACTTTCACTCAGATCAAATATTTCTTCTATGTTTGCTGGGCTCCAATGCTACACAAATTTTATTGGGCTTTATGATGAGAAACAAGTACTTTCTTCAAAGTTAATATCTGGACACTTTTTTAGAAAACCAATAGAAGACTTTAAACTTGCAAACAAAAAGCTTCATTCTTTTACCTTGGTAAGAAATCCTATTGATAGGATGATTAGCCATTATGTATACGAAAGACATTTATACAGAGACGCCACAGTAAGCCTAGATGGATTTAACGAATTTTTGTACTCTGAACAAAGATCTATAGAAAATTTACAGTCAAAAAATATAACTTCTTCTATGGATACAGAAGCATCTAATATTGTAGCAAAAGCACTAATAAATGGAGAAGATTCTTTAGAAATGAATTTTAGAATTCTTGGGAAAACAAACAGACACATATCAAATCATACAAACGAACATAGATGGATGGAATACATGCCTGACTTTTCTTTAATAGGCACTATGGACAACAGAGATCGGTTTATGTCAAATTTAAACGATTTACTAAAAAGCGAAAATTACAAAGGATCATTTGGGCCAGAGCAATTTGTTAATAAATCCAAAACAATAGCAGCAGATTTTAAAAAAACTTTAACTAAAGATATTATTGACAGGATATACAACTTAAATGAATACGATTTTCAATTATATGATCATTTAATTTCTAAGGAGCTATAATGGAAAACGAATCTAAACCAATACCAATAACAGATGCAATGGGAAGAGAAATTTTTTGGGAAGACTTAGGGAGGCCAGACGATGCAAGAAAGCAATAATCTAGAAGATAATTTGCCTATGGTTAATTATATAATGCTACATAGAATATATGACTTGCTTACAATAGTTGCAAATAGCATTGATCCAGATAAAACTTCAAAAATGATAGAGTTTCATGAGTCTGGATATCTCCTTGGGCCAGCCCCATCTTTTACACCACAGGATGAAGAATGAAAAAAACAACTTCCCCATTCTTTAATCAAAAAAGAAGATACCCCTTTGTACCTAGAGTAATAACAAGAAAAAAATTACGTAATAGCGATTTTAAAGACTCTATACCTAAAACTATATCTCCAAAAGAGCTATTATTTAAATCATGGAAAAACAAGGCAGAAGTTTTTAAAGAAATTAGAGATAATTATGGTCCGTGCTCATCATTTTTTATTGGCAACGAGCTAACAATAACAGCATTTTCACCAGAACTTGTTTATGAGGTTTTAGTTGGACAACAAAATAAATTTATTAAAGGTAATGGATGGAACAGGATAAGAAAATTTGCTGGTGATGGCCTTGTAACAGCCGAGCAACCAAGCCATATAAAGAATCGAAGAATGATACAGCCAAACTTTAACCATAAAAAAATTATAGAAGAATACTCTAAGGTTATGGTAGAAAAAACAACCGAAAAGGCAAACTATCTACACGCTTCAAAAAATAAACTGGATTTGCATGAACAGATGGTTTCTTTAGTTTTTGATATAGTTTTAGAAGCACTTTTTGGAGTCACAGAAAAAAAAGATTCTGCTTCAGTAAGAAAAAATATGGAAATTGCAATGGATTCAGTTGAAAGAACAATTGCAGCTGGTCTTGATAGATATGACTTTACATCGCTTCCAGTATTTAAAAAATTTAGAACAGCTTCATTAGATTTGCATGAATTTGCTCTTTCTCTTATAAAAGAAAGAAAAGCCGAGGGCAGTGAAAAAGAAGATTTGCTTACATTTTTAATAAACTCTGAAATGACACCACAACAAATATCAGATGAAGTGCTTACAATTATTTTAGCTGGATTTGAAACGACAGCCAACACCTTATCTTGGGCATTTTCTTATTTACATGCAAATCAAGATGTATATAACTTAGTAGTCTCTGAATCACAAAGAGTTATTAATTCTGAAAACTTTTTAGAGGAAGTAAATGAGTCTAAAATTCTTGATAGCATTATTAAAGAAACATTAAGATTAAATCCTTCACTTTGGGTACTGCCAAGGATGGCAGCAGTAGACGTAACAATTGGTGAGTATTTTATACCTAAAGGATCTAATGTAATTATGTCTCCGTTTGTAACTCATAGGGATTCTTCAGTGTATGAAGATCCAAACTCTTTTATTCCAAGCAGATGGGATGGAGATTTCGAAAAAAATCTTCCTAGGGGTGCTTATATACCATTTAGCGCTGGCCCAAGAAAATGTATTGGTGACCAATTTGCTTTACTTGAAATGAAAATAATCATTGCAATTTTTTCAAGCATGTTTAAAATTGAAACTGTTGGAAAATTTCCAGAATCTGCAGCTAGAGGAACATATAGGCTTGCTCGTAGAGTAAAGATAAAAATAAAAAATAATAATGTATAAGATACCACCAACCATAGACAACCTAGAACTTTCTCATTCTTTAATGAACGACCAGATGCTGTCTTATAATGACGATCAAACTTTATATTTTTTAAAAAACTTGTGTGACCAGCAACTTGGAATAAAAAACAGTGTGGATTTTATATACGAAAAAACAGACGATATTCTTCCATCTGTTACATGTATTATTTGTACAGATGGCCAAGTGACTGTGTCTATGGGTTTAACAAAATCAAGAATACCTATGAATAAAGGAGATGTTGTTATCTTCCCAAGTGAAATGCAGTATAGCGCAGATCCATCTGAAAATACAAAAGTTAAAAAAGTTTTATATAGCAAAAATGTAGATATTTCTTTGGGGTCTCAACAGTTTATTGTAACTTCAACTATTATAGATAAGTATGAAATATCAATAAATGCTGACAGCCAAGAAGAAGCTATAGAGAAAGCAAAGCTAGCCCCAATATCAAAATGGACGCACCTTGACCTTTATCCAGAAGTAAATGATAGGAAAATAATAAGGTACGGCAAATGGTGTAATTTTGAGTCAAGGCCATTGACTTAACCTGCTATATATTTTATAATTACTTTGTGGGTTGAGTTCGCTCCTCACAGGCACCCAGTCGAATCCGCCTTTGGCTGGGTGCCACCCATAAAAGCATAAATGATATACTTTAACTATGATACATTTTAAAAAGCAATATATCCATGAGTGCATATACTACATTGAAGATTTTTTAACTGCAGAAGAACTAAACATTCTTTATTCAGAAGCGGTTCAAGAAGACTGGCCTGAAGATAACTCAGATTTAGCTAGCACAGCAAAATCAAACTGGTCTGGCAAAATAAAAAGAATCAAGCATCCGTCAGTAATGAGAGAAATAATACTCAGAGTCAGAATGCAGATGCCACAAGACAAAAAATATTTAGCTTTTACTAATTCAAAGTCTATAAAAAGATACAGGGTTGGCGATTTGGATGAGGGCGGTAAATATGCCATGAATCCACACCACGATGGAATTAAAGATCCTTGGGAATTTGGCGGAATAATATATCTTAATGATAACTTTACTGGCGGAGAAATAACGTACGAGAATATTGGCAAAACTGTTAAACCAAAGCCAGGAATGCTTGTAATGCATGAGGCAAATGAAGATTGTGTGCACAGAGTTGAGGCGGTTACAGAAGGCACCAGGTATATGATAACATTCTTTGCTGGAGACCCAGAAAATGAAAAGTTAAAAGAACAATTGCAAGATACATCAGAAAAGACAAGGCAAGGCAATGGATAATAATTTTTATACAGAGATAGAAAATTTTTTTGATGGCGATTTATATCAAAGAATTCTTGATTACGCTAGAGAAAATAAAGACTATGTTCTTTGCGGGTATGATCCAAATGGTTTCTGGGACAATCGTGCAAAAAGAATTGAGCCAGAGGATTTTAGACTAGAGCTTACATATAATTTTAAAAACAAAGTTTCTCTTCCAGAAGGAATTTCTGATGTAAACCCAGTAACGCTGGTTAAGTTTGTGGACTACGAAATAAATGGCCCAGATGAAAAATACACAATTTCACCTCATTCGTTTAACAACCCACCACACTACTGGGACTATCAAATTATTATAAATCTAAACGATGACTACGAGGGTGGAGAAATAGAATTCCCAGACCAAAATATAGTAATTAATCAAAAGCCTAATAGCGCAGTTTGCTTTAGAGGTGACGTTGTTTACCAGCTAAATAAAGTTCGTTCTGGTAAAAAGTATATGATTACTTTGTTTGGTAAATAATTAAAAAGTTTTTGCTTTTGGAAGCGCAGATTGATAGGCTGCATTTACAAGAGTAAAATCAATGCTATCTGAAAGGCTAGCCATTCTGTCTTGCATTTGTGTATAAAGTTCGTTTCTGTTTTGAGGATTTATAATTATATCTTTATTAAGAAAACTTCGGCTATCAGCTTCTAACACAGCTAATTCAAATAAAGATTCAAACTCTGGAGATATAGAATACTCAGCAGACTGCAGTATGTCTTTTATAACTAAAATCTTTTTTTCATCATCAGTCACATCTTCAAACTTATAAACAAGATGCGTTGCATCTGCATATTTTTCTGTAGCTAAATAATATTTTTCTAATTTTTTTATCTCAACACTTACAGCTTTTATAAAAGTAACATCGTCATTTAATAAAGTGCCAGCAAGACTTGGATTTAATGATCCTTCTTTTCTTGAACTCATTATAAGTAATATCATCTGAGACAACACTACGTCGTATGGATTTCTTAGAACAGTAACCTGAATTTCATTTTGATGTGTTGTTGTCCATTTACTAATCTTGCCAAGCATTGTAGAACCAACATCTAATTTTTCAAAAAATAAATCAGTATCTTTTTCCAAGCAATTTTTAATTAGCATTGATAAATAAGTGCTTGATGTTCTACGAGGGGCGTTCAGGATTATTTTCTTCATATACCTATTTTACACTATATTATGTTTAAACAGTGCAAAGTGCGAAAAAGTGAAAAGTGCGGCGGCAGAAGAAGACATTTAGGTATATAATTAATACATGAGCCCAAGATACTTTTCTAAATTTACACAAGCTCCCAGAGCTGATGAAAACTGGTGGCATTTTACACCAAGTAGGTATGAAGAAGGGTCATATGAATTCAAGATTCATATGTATAAGTTAAAGGTCTACGCAAAACTAAAGAAAATATTTAGAATTAAATAGCTATATATTAGCTTGAATTTCGTATCGTCTATTTTCAGTCAACTGAAATAATATGTTCATCAATTTAGCACAATCATCATGTCTCCACCACATGTCGCAATATCCGTCAGAAACATTTAAACACTTGTTGAGCTCGTTCTCCAGATACTCATTTACATAGCCTAGACAGCTTCTAGCGACCTTTTGGTAGTCGGTTGGATAGTTATTGCTGGCGGAAGTAGATTTGATCTCATAGACCATCTGAGAGATGATTCTAGCTCTTATCATAGTTATCCTTATATTGTTTATCTTCTGTATGCCAGAAAGCAGCAGTATATCTTGTTCCTCCAGTAATTGGGAGTACCTCATGTACTATTGAAGCACTGAATATAATACAGTCTCCTTTTTTAGGTCTGTAATATTCCCCATATTCTGGAAATCCTATGTTCCCGCCCTCATAATCATCATTTAAATAAACTACAGAACTATGAGACAGCATTCTTGTCCATTCAAGCGCATCATCTGTATGTGGCAAGCATCTTGATCCAGTTTCCCATAATCCAAGATTAGCTGACTTTGTATATAGATCAACATCTAGGTTGTGCAGCTTAGATGCATTTGCTCCTTGCTCACAAAGAAAGTCATACACATCTGAAGTTAGTCTACAGACCTTATATCCAGCAATTTTAGAAAGATCAATTCCATTTCTTCCACGATCTTTTGCCCGTTCTTGAATTAACAGTATTGCTTTATCTGAATCTTTATCTGATATAAAATTACTATAAACGTACACTGGAGCTTTACCTAATTTAAGCATTAGGGCTTCAGTTCTTCTGGACCTACACCTATTTTAACATCTTGTAGTAAATAGTACTCATCTTGAATCATTTTCTTATAATGATCTTCACCAGATGGGATTCTTGGCCAAAAGTCTATATTCCATATAAGTAGATCGATTTCGCTTCCAGCCTTTAATGTTTTTTCTTCTCTCCAGTGCAGTTGATCAGTTCCAATAAACAATAAACCTTGATTAAATTTAAGATTAAATGTTTCTTCCCCGATCACAATTGCCCAGTCTTCATTGTAGTTTAGTTGCACATCAAATACTGCTTTATGGTAATCTCTTCTGTCAAAATGTGGAGCAAGCTTTGTTTGATATCCATATTCTGTATTATATCTAATAATAAATGGATCCTCATTGCAAAGCATTTTTTGATTAAAGGTTTTTACCATTAAATTCTCAACCGTCTTAAAAACTCCTTCTATTTTATTTCTTTTTATAAGATATGAAGTTCTTCCGAATTCTGGTTCTAGTGGCTTTTCGTTTTTGTCAAAAGCAGCATAGATCTGATCTATTTCTAGTTGAGTAAAAACATTATCTATAACTACTGGCTTAAATTTAGCTAGCATCTCTGGATTTTCTAAATAATTTATTTGCTTTTCCATTAAATTGTTTC